ATGCCGCGAGGGGCGCCGCGATCGTTCGCGGGGTACCCCCCCAGGGGGCCTCTGACCTGCACAGATGCTCTCGTCGGTACCGCGCCGGTGTTTGCTGGCGCCGCCCCGGTGTAAAACCCCAGGTCAGAGCGTGTTTGCTGAGCTCGCTCGCCGGCGGTTTGCTACCAGGTGCGGTCGGTCACGAACGTGCAGCCCGGCCGCCAGCTCGGCGGCTTGTCGCTCTTGTCGCGGTTGCACTTGCGGTGAGCCGCCCCAATGTTGTCGAGGGTGTCGGTGCCACCGAGGGCCAAGGGCGTTATGTGGTCGATCGTGAACGACAGCGGGTCGAGGTGATCGGCTTCGTAGTCGATTGGCTCGCCGCAAACGTGACAATCTGGCTCGTCGCGGCGAATGATGCGACGGAACCGATCGCGTCGCGCTGTGTTGCGACCTTCGCTCACCACTCAAACGGCTTGTACACCGCGCGCTCGGGCGCGGCGTTGCCGTCAGTCGTGGCTGGTGCTGTTGACTCGTCAGCAGGCTGCTCAGCGGCCTGCTCGACAGCGTCCTGCTCGACAGTGTCGACAGTGTCGGCGTCGGATGCGTCGCGCGGGGTGCGGGTAGCCATGCGGGGGTGCTCCTACAGCTTGAAGGGGAAGTGAGGCAGGCGGTCGAGTAGGGCCTGCACGATGTGCTCCCCCAGCCCCGGCAGGGTGCGCAGGGCCTTGATCGCCTCGTCGTCGAGGGCCGACAGGTCGGGCAGGTGCGCCAGGATGCGGTCGGCCACCGCGGCGGCGACGTCGGGCAGCTTGTCGGCGAGCCGGGTCACGATGATGTCGGCCAGCTCGGGCAGCACCTCGACGAGCTTCTCGGCGACGGCCTTCGCGATCACCGGGGCCACCGCGGCAGCGACGCCGGTCAGGATCTTTTGCAGCATGTCGGCCTCCTGTCAGCCCCACTCGGGGCGGTCAACGCCGAGCCAAAAGTCGGGCGGGTAAGTGTGTATGCCGCCGTCGAGGCGCTCGACCGGGGTCGGATGCGCTGCGGCCTTGCGGTTGCGGGTCACCAGCCACGCAGCAAGGGCCACAACGAGAATCGTTAGCGGCACTATTGCCAGTGTCAGGGCCTCGACGGCGGTCACATGAGCGACGCTAGGGCGCCCGGTGCACTCGGCGCCTGCGTGCATGCGCAGTGCTTATCGGCAGCGGTAGCGCCGCGCGCAGGGGCAAGGGTGGCCGTCGACGGGGCAGGGCTCGTCGAGCTGCTCCTGCCCGGCCTGGCGCTCACGGTGTCGGTTGCGGTGCGGTACGGCCGCATTGCTGCGGCGCAGTTCGAGGCGGCGCCGCAGGCGCTCGCCGGTCACCGGCCGAATCCGAAATCGGCCTCGCTCCACGGCACCTCGCCGTCGGCGCTCAGCGGGTCGGGGTCGCGCTCGAAGTTGTGCGAGGCGCCGCCGCTGACGAGCTGGCAGGGCTCGGGGTCGTCGTCCTCGTCGAGGTCGTCGAGGGCCAGGGCGTCGACGTCGAGCACCAGGCCGCGGCCGACGTGCAGGCTCAGCACCTCGGTGCCGAGGATCGCCAGGCGTACGTGCATACCGGCGCCCCCCGTCGTGAAAGTCAGACGCGCCCTGGCATGTTCGGCCGGGCGCGTGTGGGCAGCCTCGCGCGGGTTGCGCGCTGTTTTGGGCACAGTTGTGCTGCTGCAATCGGGAGTCTAAATTGCGCGACGCGCTCTGCGCTTGCGTGCATGCCGCGTGCACAGCAAACGAAAACACCCCGCCGAGGCGGGGTGCTCGTGGCGCTCGCTCGGGCCTTAGCCGAGCTGCGGGCGCAGCGCCTTGAGGGCGGCGAGGTAGCTGCCCGTTTCGTCGTACACGCGCTCAAATTCGGGCTCCTCGTCGAGGGTGATCTTGCCTGCGCGGCGCTCGATTTCGTCGAACGTCCACGCGCGCACCATGCGCTCCTCGCTGGTCGGCGCCTGCAGCGCCTCAAGGGTGGCGGCCGACTGCAGCAGCACCGCGGTGCTGGTGCGGGCGAGCAGGGCGGCCTTGCGGTTCTCGATCGAGTTGGTGGTCATTTTGGGCTCCTATCCCGTCGTGCTGTTGATACCTCAACAGTACACCTCGGGGTGTTGAGGCGTCAACACAAAAGCGCCCCCGAGCCACCGCGGGCTCAGGGGCGCCTCGTGCGCGTCGCGGGTTAGATCGCGTACCGGCCGTCGTAATCGGCCTGCGCGAACGCCTTAGCCTCGTCGAGGGTGTCGCGCGAGCCGATATAGCGCAGCACGCCGAGCCCGCCCTCACCAGGCCCCAGCTCGGGGCTCGTGACGTGCACCTCCCACCGCGGCACGTCGGGCAGTTTCCAGCCGCGCGTGATCACGTACCCGCCGTGATTGGCGACGTGCTCGCGGTGCGCGTTCTCGGTCCACTCAAGCATCACGCGACCACCTTAACGACCAGCGAGGCGCGCAGGTGCAGGTCGCGCCAGCCGCCGTCGTCGAGGTCGGCGACCAGAAACGACACGTTGCCGGTGCCGCGCGTCGCGCGTATCCGGTGGTCGATTCCGACGGCCGGGGTGCCGAGGTCGGGGTCGACCAGCACCATGCCCTCCTTGAGGTTGGCGGCCTTGACCTCGACCGTGTCGACCGCGGCCAGGCTGTCAATGCCGGTGAAGTCTGCGAAGATCCGCGCCCGGCCGATCCGCGTAACGGGCGCCTCGATCCGGTAGGCGCCATACGTCCACGTCACGCGAGGGTCGTCGTTGCCGTCGCGGTCGCGCAGGATGAACTCGCCGGTGACGTCGTCGCCGGTGATCCGGCAGCGGTTGGCGACGGCAATGTCGAGCAGGCGCTCGCGGGCCTCGGCGATCGTGGCGTGCTCGGTAACCTCGGTGCGGCCGTGAAGCTGGACGATCATCTTGTACATTTTGGGCTCCTATCCCGTCGTGCTGTTGATACCTCAACACTACACCCCGAGGTGTTGAGGTGTCAACAGGAAACGCCCCCGAGTCGAAACCCGAGGGCGTTTGCTGACTTTCGGCCGAGCCGCAGGTCAGGCGCTAAATCGGTGCCTTTGCCGGCGGTTGCTGGTCGAACTCCTCGTCGTACATCGGCAGGAACTCGCTCGCCGGGCGCGGCAGCCCGCGGGCGAGGCTCTCGTCGAACTGCGCCAGCAGCCACCGCAGGTAACGCGCATGGGCCTCGCTCGGGGCCTCGACGAGGCGCTGCTCGATCTTGCGGCGTTGCTTCGGCACGTTCATGCCGGGCTGCACGCTCAGCACTCGACCGCTCCGACGTCGACCCACTCGGGGCCAAGCTCGCCGACCGGCTCGTAAATCGGGGCCGCCAGCGGCAGCACAGCCAGGCCACCGCCCGGCAGCGAGCGCACCTCGGCGAGGGCGTAATCGGGGTGAGCCTGCTCGGGCTGCGACGTCCAGCCCCATTGCGACACGTCGGCGCCGGGCGGGCGCACCGGCCGAAACCAAGTGCGCCCGTTGCCGTCCGTACGTGCCGGGTACTGCTCGGCGACGTTCACGCGGTCACCTCCGCAGCCTCGTGCGCAGCGTGCGCAGTGTGGTGCTCAAGGATGCGCACCACGGTGCTGTACCCGACGCTCAGCTTGCGCGCGATCATGCTCGGCGCCGTGCCCTCGGCGTGCTCGGCGAGCACCTGGGCGACCTTCACGCGGTCGATGCGCGTCACCCCGGCGTCGAGCAGCCGCTCGGCCGCCTCGACCGGCAGATCCGTTGCGGGCTCGGCCACCTCGACGGCCGCCGCCTGCGCGACCGCCTGCGCGCTGGTGTGCACCGACACGTGCACAGGCGCGACGGGCGACAGCGGGTGCGCGTCGAGGTGCTCAACCTCGTACGCCTGCGCCCCGCGGGCCTGCCCGGTCAGGGCCAGCAGCGCAACCGTCGACCCGGTGATGCTCAGGTCGATTGCCAGCGGCCACAGCCACGCGATCGACGGCCGCATGCCCGCGTACACGATCGCCAGCTCGCGCAGCGCCTCGAAACTGAGCACGAACGCGCACACGGCGAGCGCAATCACAATCGCCAGGGCGGTGCGGTACGCGGCGCCGACGATCCGAGAGCGCACCAGGGCGTGCACGCCGTGCGTCGCGCCGAGCAGCACGACCGGCGGGACGATGGCCGCCGCCGCGGCGATCACCGGCGAGCTGGCGGCGCCGAGCACCGCGTGCGTGACGTTGCCGAGGATCGAGGCGACCGTGGCGGCGATCAGCCACGCCCAAAAGAACCGCGTAGCGGCCTCCTGGGGCGACGATTCCGAGGTTGCGGTGTGGTTGGACATTGCAGGGGCTCCTATCCCGTTGTGGTGGTGGTGAGTTGGTCAGAACAGGCCGAGCTGTTGGCCTCGGCCGACGGGGCGCGACACGATCGTGCGGGCCACCTGAGCCGCCGCCGGGGCGGGCGCGGCGACCTTGCGGGCGGGCGTGACGACGCGCTCGGCTGCGCGCTGCGCGCGGGTCTGCCACGTGATCGGCGAGCCACCGCCCGAGCAGCGGCAGCGCCACCCGTCGAGGCGCTTCGGGGCGCGGTAGCGGGCGAACTGCTTGCCGTGCCCGCACGTGCCGATCCACGGCGCCGACTCGTCGAAGTGCTCGAAGCACCGTTTGCCGTTGCCGCCGAGGCTGCGGTGCTTCGCCGCCCACACGGCGTCGTGACCGTGCCGCGGGCCGACCAGCGCGTGCGCCAGCTCGTGCGTAATCGTCATCATGGTGTCGTCGTAAGAACGCTGCGCCATAAGCGGTTTCGACAGGCCGATCGTGCGGTCGCGGTAGCTGCACACACCGGCGCGTCGCCGCGCGTTGTCGAATCGAACAGTCCAGCCGGTCAGGCCGTGCTCGCGGATCAGCGACATGGTGATCTGTCGGGCCTGCGCGAGGGTCATGTGCTGCATTTCGATGGGCTCCTATCCCGTTTCGATTGTTTCGATTACCGGCCCGAGGCCCGCTAGTCGCGGGCCATGTGGGCGAGGTTCTGCGGCGAGAACCGCAGCGTGCGACCCGATCGGTCGAGCTTCACCGACACGCGAGTGCGGCCGACGAGCACGACCTCGCCGTAACGGTCGCCCTGCATGAACTGCGGGGTGATCGGGTGAACCGCGACCCGCTGGCCGACGGCGAACTCAACGGCCGACTCGCCGTAAACGTGGGTGTTGTGCATGAGGCCCTCCTCGGGCTCGGGGCGGGGCCGGTTGCCCCGCGCTTGCGGTGTCGGTGTTGAGCTGTCAACAGTTAAGCATGCGCGGTGTTGAGCTGTCAACATGCAAAACGCCCCAGGCGTTGCGGCCTGGGGCATTTCGCGCGTGAGGTGCGCCACTCAGTCGGGCGGCTCGGGCAGATCGTTCAAGTCGCCCGGCACCTGGCCGAGGCCCACCACAATGCCGACACCGGCGGCCACCTGCGCCCCGAGGGCGACCACCAGGGCCACCGCGGTGCCTGCTATCCACTTGCGCATCGTTTGTGTCTCCTCGCTCGAATCAGGCCGCGTTGCGGCGGGTGCGGTTGATGCGGTGAACCGTGCGAATCCGCTCGGGGTAAAACGAGCGCCACGCCTCATGCCCGGCCGGGCCGCCAATGAAGTCGAGCACCAGGCGGCCCGCGCTCGTCGTCGTCGCCCGCATGTAACGGAACCGGCCGCGCTCGCCGCGGATCGACACCTCGGTGCCCGGCTCAAGCGTGCGGCCGTGCACGACGACCTCGGGCTGCGGCGCCGGTGGGGGCGCCGCAACCATCCTGGTGCGCTTCACTTCTCGATCCTGTCGTGCACCGGCAGCGAGCTGACGCAGCGCGGGCCGTCGAACACCTTCTCGATCAGCTCGCCGAACCGCGAGTCGCTCGACCCGGCCAGGTTGCCGCCGTGCATCGTCCACTCGCCCGCCTGCTTGGCGTCCAGCGGCACGAGGTGCGGCAGCGCGCCGGGCAGGTTCGACGGGGCCATGACGACCGCCGGGGCGTCGTCGGCAGGCGCGAACACCTGCGACATGCGCGGCAGCGGCTTGAGGGCGCCGCCGAGCGGGTCGACGTAGCCGACCAGCGTCACGACGTCGGCCTTGCTGGTCACGCCGCCGTTGGTGCAGTCGCCGAGCGAGCTGCGGAACACCTGAACTCGCAAACCTGCTGTGATTTCGGTCATTTCGTGGGCTCCTATCCCGAGTGTTGATTGGTCAACACCGGCGACGTTACCGACGATCTGTTGAGCTGTCAACACGCTGCGCCCACCGTGTCGCGCTTCACCTCGGGCGCCTTGCGTGGGCGGCCCCGCTTGCCCTTCCCAGCGGCCCGCTGCGCCGCCTGCTCGGCCTCCCACGTGTCAATGGCCGCCACAACCTCGCTGTAGGCGTAGAGCGGCTGAGAGCCGTCCTGCTGCACCAAGTTCCGACGCCCGTCGCGGTGCAGGAACATGCGAGCCGGGACACGGCGCACCAACACATAGAACGACGACCGCGGCACCTCACGCCCAAGCCACCGCAGCAGCCGGTACATGTCGGCGGCCGTCTTGGGCTCGTCGTCGACCCGCTCAAGCGCGGTGCGCTGCAGATCCTCGACAACGCTCGGCGTCTTGCACCGCGGGCAGTTCACCGTCGACTCGCCCCGCTCGACGTACAGGCCCACAGCGCACGCCTCGCCCTTGCGCGGGCCGTCGGCGAACACGCTCGGGCACGTACCGACGTACTGCAGATCCGGCGGCAGGTCGATCGCCCGCTCGGCCGCGGCGCGCAGGCGCAGCAGCTCGCGCAGGATCTCCGCGGCGTCGTCACGGGCCATCAGCCGCGGCACGTTGTCGGCCATCATCGCGGCCTGCGCAGCGGCGGGCAGGCGCCACAGCGCGCCCTCGCTCCACTTGTGCAGGCGCCGCAGAATGTCGCGCAGCAGCTCGGCCGCTTTCGCGTTCAACGGCAGACCCGGCCGCTCCCCCTGACCCGACACCTTCGGCGCCAGGCGGCCGACCTTCGCCTCGCCGTACGCCGACTCCTGCAGCCGGTCGATCAGCCACGCGAGGCCCGGCTCCTCGGCCGTCCCGACGAGCTGGCGGCGGATCGCCTTGCCACACGGCCAGCACACCGTCAGCTCGCTGCGGCCCTTGCAGTTCGCGCACTCACGCATGGTCGAAAACGCCCCTAACCTCGCTCCACCGAGCAGGCCCGGCGAGCCTGCGCATGTCCTTGTCGTAAACCGTCACGATCGGCTCGGGCGGCCGGGCGCAGCTAACCGCCGGCAAAAACTCGAGCGCGTCGCGTGAGCTGCACGGATCGGTCACGGCCGGGTCTTGCTGGCAAACGTCCGAAAGCCACAGGTGCCCGCCCGACGGGGTCGGCGTGGCGATCCATTCCAGCCGCGTCCAGCCCATCGACTCCGACCACGCCACGATCGGCCGCGGATCGAACGGGCCGGGCAGCACCCGATCCTCTTGCCGGTGCCTGCTCACGAGCGCCTCGGCTCGAAATGCGTCACCTCGTACACCGCGGAGTCGACGATCCGGCCGCCAAACGCCGACTCGGCGTCCTCGACCCGCTCCGCGATCTGCGCCTCGGCGTCGGTCGACGTCACCAGCAGCTCGATGCGGTAATGCTTCACCCGGCGGGCCTCGTTGATCGCCGACACGACGGCGTCGACCACCGGGCCGAGCGCATAGTCAGGCTGCGAGCGGTTCAGCGCCACCGAGGCCAACAGCGGCGACAGCGCACAGTAAGCGGCCTGGCGCTCGACGTCGCTCAGCTCGATGCGGTCGGCCATCACAGCACCACCTGCGCGTCGATCGCAGCCTGAGCCGCGGCCTGAGCCTTCGCGAGCGCCTCGTCGCCCCAGCCCGGCGACGCGACACGAATATGCGCGCCCGGCGGCTGCGTCAGCTCGGCCAGCACCTTGCGGCAGTGCAGGTCGACGACCTGGCTGTCGTCGATCCACACGACGTCGGTCAGCCCGTCGAGGATCGCGCGGGCCAGCTTGTCGAGGTCGGGCCGCTTCACAGCGGGCGGCGTGCTGCGCTTCGGCGCCCCGGCCGGGCGAGGCATAACGAACGTCACCGACGCGGTGATCGAGAACTCCTTGGCGAGCACCGGCAGGCCCTCGGACATGATCGCCTCGGCGGCGGCCAGGGCCACACGCTCGCGCCACGGCCCGACGGCGTCGCTCGACTCCTTGAGAATCGCCTTGCCCGTCTTAGAGAAGCCCTTGAAGTCTTTCGAGCCCTGCGGCGCCGGGCGGCCCGGCACGAACAGCCGCAACTGCCGAGCGCCGTTACGGTCACCCGTCACGCGGGCGTGCAGCGCCTCGCGCAGCGCCTCGTGCGAGTCGGCGGGCAGCATCGCGAGCACAGCGTCAGCCGCGGCGAGCTTCGCCTCGTCGACCACCGGGTCGTCGGTTGTCATGGTCACCTGTCTCCTATCCAGTTACGTGCGGTGTCGGGGCCTCGCCGGTGCGCGCGAGGTAATCGACGGCCACCGCGCGACGCGGCCGTGTTTGCTGCGGGGGCGGCGTGGACAGATTGGACAGATGTTTGTATATGAGCGCCAACAACGCGCCCACCGACAGCGCGACCAGGCAAAACAGACTCGGAAACGAGAGTTATATCGTCATACCCGCAAACATCTGTCCAATCCGTCCAGACGCAGGTCAGACCCGTTTTTATCCGTCCATTTATCCGTCCTGAATCTGTCCAATCCGTCCAGCCGTGGACAGATCCGTGGACAGATCCGTCCTGTTTGCTACCGCCGGGGCATGCGGCGGCGCCCGCGCGGCCGAGCCCCTGGCATGCGGCGGCGCCACGACGGCCCGCGGCCACCGCGGAAACACCGGCCGGGCTGCCCTGACGTCCGAGCGTCGCGGCGGCGATCACCGCGAGCCCAACCACTGCGGCAGCCATTGCTCAAGCACCGAGAGGCCCTGATACACGCGCACGCCCTGCGATTTCGTCGAGCGCACGCCGAACCGGGCCGACAGCTCGCGACCGAGCTTGATCTGATTCATGTCGGCCTCGCCGTTGGCCCGCGCCCACGACTGATAAGCGCCCAGCAGCACGGCGGGCTTGGTCGACTCGGCCTGGTTGCCCAGCACGCAGCACTCCTCGACGAACCGGCCGAGGGCGTCCTCCTCCGCGCTGTACTCCTCTGTGGCCGCCTTGACCGAGGCGGGCTCGTCGAGCCCATCCGCGGCGACCTGGCGGGCGCCGTCGACGATCCACGCGAGGATCGCGGGGCCTTCGTTGGCGATCAGCTCGGCCGCCAGGTTGGGGTTGCGCTCCTCTTTGGGCACGGTGTGCTGAAACGGGATCAGCCGCAGCCGCCGCCAGAACGACGTGCCGCCCGCGCTCACCTGGGGCTGGTGGTTGCCCATCAGGAACAAGGTGTGCGACGGGATGAAATCAAAGAAGTCTTGCCGCATGTAGCGGCCCGAGAGCACGTCGCCGCCCGTCAGCACCTTGACCTTGGCCTCGTCGAACTTGCTGTCGGCGTTGATTTCCGAGCACACGACCAGCCGCGAGCCGTGCAGCCGGGCGATTTCAGTCTCGTGCCGGTCGCGCCCAGCAAGCAGGAAGTTGGCCGGGGCGGTGATCGCGTAGTCGCCCAGCACCGCGCCGAGCACGTCCATGAGCACGCTCTTGCCGTTGGACCCGGCGCCGAACAGGAACGGCAGCACGTGATGCGTGACCTTGCCGGTCGCCGCCAGGCCCGCGAGGCGCTGCATGTAGCCCACCAGCTCGGCGTCGCCGAACGTGCGGTGCAGGAACGCCCACCACTGCGGGGCCGCCGCCCGCGGGTCGTACCCGACGCCGGTCACCTTGGTGTGCCAGCCCTCGGGCAGGTGCGGGCTCAGCTCGCCGGTGCGCAGATCCACAACGCCGCTCGGGGTGTTGAGCGCGTACGGCTCGGCGTCGAGGTCGGCCAGGCTCACACGCATGCCGGGGCGGCACTTGGCGAGCGCGACCATGTTCTCAAGCGCCCGCCGCTGCAGGCTGCGCATCTTGTGCTTGGCCGTGTCTTTGTCGCCCTCAACGACCTTGATCGCCTCGACGACCTTTACGGCCGCCATCATGGCCTCGCCGCCGTCGGGACTCGGCCGCCAGCGGGCGCCCTCCCAGGCGAACCACTTGCCCGCCTCGGGGCACCAGCGCAGCCGCCCAGCCCACGCCGCGACGAGCAGCTCGGCGTTGCCGGTGTCTGTCAGCGTGACGTTAGCTGTGGCCTCGCCGTTTTGCGGGCTGACCTGCGCGGGTGCACTTTTGCCGGCGGTTTGCTGCTCGGGCTGCGGGGCGAGGGTGACCGGCCGCGGCTCGGCCTTCTCCCACAGGTGCAGGTGCGAGCCCATCTCGGTCGCCAGCTCGGCGTCGGTCATACGGGCCGCATGGTCCCTCGCCCAGGCGAAAGCGTTGCGGATCTCCCACGCCGGGATCGCCCGCTTGGTGGCAGCACACTCGGCCTCGAACCGCTCGACCACCGCCTTGCGGGCCTCGTCGAGCTGCCCGGCCGTCAGGCACCCGTTGCGCAGCCCGCACATGATCCGCACGGCCTGCCGCACGAGCCAGTTGTGCCGCTCGGTGATCGGCTCGTCGCGCCACGCCTTGATCGTCTGCGCGAAGTAGTCGCACACCGCGGCGGCGGGCTCCCACGAGTCGGGCGCCGACACAACCTCGCCAGCCACGGTGCGCCGGTCGCCCTCGTGCTCGGTGACGCCTGCCTCGTCGAGGCGCTCGGCCAGCTCGTCGATCGTCAGCGGAGCGCCGCTGTCGGCCTCGCACGTGACGAGCACCGGCTCGCCCTTGCGGTTGTACGAGCCGGGCACGCGCAGCACGCGCGACAGGTCGTACACGCCGCGGTCGATCTTGGCGCCCTGGTGCTCGGCGACCATCACGGCCAGGCGGCCCCACCGCTTGAGCACCGCGGCGGCCTCGGCGCGCAGCTCCTCGCTGGCTGCCTGCATCGTCGGGTCGTCGTCGCCGTTCGCGATCTGCCCGTCGTCGATCGGCCAATACGGCTGCAGGCCGTGCCCGCTCATCACGACGGCCGACGGCCGGGTGCCGACGATCGCGCTCAGGTCGTCGATGATCTGGTGGGCGTGCGCCAGGTCGCGGCACGCGCCGGGCTTGACGTCGAGGTCGCACCACACCGCGGCCAGCCGGGTGACGTCCTCGGCCTTGCCTCGGCCGCCCTCGTCGTCGCCGCGCCGCCGGGTCGGGTTGACGCCGAACCACAGGTCGCAGTCGTCGACGTAGCGCAGGGCCTTCGCCGGGGTGCGGTCGTCGAACTCGACGACGTTCGCCATGAAGTTGTGGCCGGGCACCTGGTGGCAGAGCGACAGGTACTCGCCCTCGGTGTACCCGAGCATGTCGAGCAGCTCGCTGAATTTCATTCTGTCCCTTACGGGTCGGGCCTGGTGCGACATTGGGGGGCGGGGTCAGATCGTCAGGTCGAACAGCGACTCGTGCTGCGCCTCGGCGGCCCGGCGCTCGGCGTCACGCTCGGCCGCCGCCTTGCACTTCGCGCGGTGGCGCTTGGCGCACGCCTGGCACATCGCGATCAGGTTGCGCTCGTGGGTGTTTCGCTCGTCGCCGTCGAGGGGTCGCACGGCCAGCGTCACGACCTTTTCGGCGCCGTGCACCGCCGGGCGGCCGTGGGCGTTAGTGCACCGGACGTGAAACCCGAAACGGTGCGACCGGCCGCAGTCGCCCTCGCACTCGCAGCGGCCGTCGGCGCGGTCGAACTTGATCCGGTCATGCAGGGCCAGCAGATCGCGGCTCACGATCGCCCCTCGATCGCGTCGACAGCGGCCTCGGCGATCGCGTGGGTGTCAATGTCGCCGTCGACGCAGTCGACCCGGCCGTCGACGCCGATCAGGCACCACACCTGCGTTTTCAGCTCGGCCTCGATCGCGTCGCGCACCTTGGCGACCAGTTCGCCGTCCATTAGGCCGCCGCCCGAGCCGCGATCGCGGCCTTGATCAGGTCGCCGCGGAAATCCGACCACGTTGTGTTAGTGAGCGTGTCGCGCACGACGGGTGCCGTCGTGTGGCCGAGGGTCTTTAACCGCTCGGCCCGCTCGGGGTCTTGGTCGATACGCACCTCGGTGTACTCGACGCCCGCCTTGTCGAACGCGCGCTTGGTCAGGTTGCACTTGTGGCACTCGGGGCCGGTCGTGTAAATGGTGATCATGTTCTCGGGGGCTCCTATCCCTGGTGATGAAGCGGGCCGGTGACGGTCCCAAAACCACGCCACCGGCCCGCCTCGAATTGCGGTGTGCTACTTGACCATGCCGAGCTTCTGCAGAGCCTCGAACGCCTCGGGGGTCACGCCCTCGGGCAGGTCGCTGCTCGGCGCCGGGCCGCCAGCGGTCGCCAGGGCCGCCGCGCTCGGCTTGATGTACTTGGCCGCGTACAACTTCGGCGCGGTCAGGCCGGGCCGAGCCGGTTCGCCGTCGCCGACGTAGGTCACGTGCAGTTCGCCGCCGACGTCGAGGCCCTTGGCCCCGGCCGCGATCACGGCCTGCTGCACGGCTTTCCGCATTTCACCCTTGACGAACAGGCGGCGCTTGCCGTCGTCGTCCTCGATCGAGGGGTCGCGCAGGTCGGTCTGCACGGTCACGACGAGCTGCATGCGGGGGCTACCGTCGTCCCAGGTCAGCGGCTTGTTGTCCATGTTGGTCTGCTGCTGTTGGGTGGGCTCGGTAACGATCGGGCCGCCGACGGTGTCGCCGTGGGCCTTGAACTTGCCCGACGCCGGGCCGCCGCCTGCGAGGAATCCGTACGAATCGTTGCTCATGTGTTCCTGTGTTTCCTTCGTGATCATTTGCGCCCGTTGTGGATTCCCGCGCGAGCGCCCGCGGGGCTCTAGGTGCCGTCGTAGAACTGCGGGTAATCGTCGTGCGCGACGTCGCGCTCGTACTCGATCGCCGCAATACGCGCCTCGCAACGACCGCAGTCGTCGCCGGGGCAGTTGTGGTGAGGCACGCTGCTATGTCTATGCGCCTAGATGTGTTCAGCGATAACGGTCATGCCGAGTGCTCAGTGTTGAGCGTTCAACATGCCGAGAGCCTGCACAATCAGCTCGCCCGCCTCGTTGCGCTTGCGCACCGCCTCGTCGAGCTGGTCGTCGATAATCTCGCGCTGCGTCGTCAGCAGCCCGATCTGCCGCTGCTGCACGCGCTGCGTCGCCTTCGCGACCGAAAGCTGCGACTCCCACATGGCGCGCGACAGCGGGTCGAGGTCGCTCACAGCACGCCCTCGCCGTTGTCGGTCGGCGGCTTGCCGTCGTCGAGCAGCTTGCCCAGCTCGCCGAGGTCGAACTCGACGGCCTCGCCGGGCGCCGGTACCCGCTCCCACTGCCCGACCGCGGGGGCCTGGTCGAGCTGCACGCGAATGTCGCGCACCGACCAGTACACGCCCTCGGCGCGGAACCTGTGCTTTTGACCGCTGCGGTCGTGCACCTCGATGTAGTAGACGAGCGCGAATGGCCCGACCGCGACGTGGTCAACCGTGAGTAAGCACGAGTCGTCGATCGGCCGCCACCACGGTGTTTCGTTGCCCTGCATGATGTTTCGCTCCTATCCCTTGTGCCAGCTATTTGCCGGCGTTTCGCGTCGCCGCAGATCAGCGGCCACGTTGTGCCATAGCTGGCAAACTCAGCGCCACCAGCCCTTGCCGAGCCGGGGCTCGCACTGTTTGAAGATCCGCAACGCAATGCCGCCGGGCAGGTTCGACGTCGGGTGGCGCCCGATCGGCACCATGACGTCGCCGAGGCTGTACAGCGTGTGATTGCCGCCCTCGCGGGCAATCTCGAACCGCATGCCCTTCGCCTTCGCGGCCTTGCTGATCTTGGCGATAACCTCGCTGCGCTTCACTCGACACCGCCGTCGAGGTACCAGTGCGGATTGATGCGCCGGAACTGCAGCGCCAGCGCGGCTTGCGGGCCGAACAGCAGCTCGATCACCGGCACGCTCAGGGTGTCGAGCTTGACCCGAAACGTCATGGTGCGCTTGCTCTGCGCCACCATGACGCCGCCGTCGGCGCTCACTTGCCGCCCTCGCACGCCCACGGCCGCTCGGGGTCGGGCCGCGTCGTGAAGAACGGGCAGAACATGCAGTCGTGCGCCACCTTCGGCACCAGGGCCAGGCGCTCGGGGTGCTCCTCGATCGCCAGGTCGACGAGCACGAGCAGAATGTTGTCGAGCTTGTCAAGGGCCTCGTCGACGATCTTGTCGCTGTACGGCTCGGACCACACGAACGACGACGACAGCGTGCCGCCGCGCGGGATGAACCATATGGCAACACGTTTGACGTCGAAGCCCTCATTGCGGTAGCCGCGGCCGTACAGGTGCGCCTGCGTGCGGTACTCGGCGGCCGGGCCGTTGCGCTTGTACTGCTGAAACCTCGACGAGCCGGGGAACTTGAGGTCGATAACCGTGTCGGTCCACGTGTCGTAAAGGTCGCAGGTGCCCGTCAGGCCGCCGCGCACGGTGACGCGCCGCTCGCTGAGCCACCGCCCGATCGGGGCGCCGTCGCCGCGATCCGTTGCGGTGCATGGCTTGTTGCGGTCGCGCAGCCAGGCGTCGACGATCTGGTCGTTGTCGTGCTCGACCGCTGTCTCGAACTTGGTGTGCCCAGCGGTGCCGAGCCACGCGGGCAGCGGGTCGCCCTCGGGGTTGACGCGGTCAAGTTCGAGCATCGTCGACGCGAGCCGCCGGGCGCAGGGGTGCCCGACTTCGCTCGGCCCGATCGCGCGCTGCTGCGACCGCGGGTGCTGCGCCCAGGCGCGCTTGAGCACGCCCTTGAGGTCGCCGAGCAGCTTGCTGTCGAATGTTGCGGCCCTTGGCTTGTCGCGCGGGTCGGCGTCGTCCGACAGGCCCAGGAACGATGACGATGTGCTCATGCTGCGGCCTCCTCGGCGAGTTTCACTGCGGCGGCGATTACCTCGGCAGTGTGGTGCGGGTGCACCATGATCCAGTTGTGGGCACCGGGCAGCGTGACGAGCAGCCCGTCGGTCACGAGCGCCGCCTGAACGCCGTTGTAGTAGTGGGTGATCCGGTCGTGCCTGCAGTGAATGACGGTCACAGACACCTTTTGGCGGCGCATGGCTGCCAACATGGCGACGGTCGGCGGCTTGGGGCTCTTGGTCGCCATCGCGACGTTGAAAATGCCCGAGAGTGACACCGGGGCGCCGCCGCCCGACAGGTGCCGCAGGTAGCGCAGCGCCCGGCGGGGGCTCGACCAGGGCACGTCGCTGAGAATGTCGACGACGGCGCCAGCTAGCGCGCCGAGCGTCTTGGCCGCCACGCGGGCCGACACGTGCAGGTCGTCGAAATCGTCGCCCACGGCGGCGTTTATGAGCACCGCATGCCGCACGCGCTCGGGGTGCCGGGCCGCCAGCTCGGTGACCATCCGGCCGCCCAGCGAGTGCCCAACCATCACGGCCCGGCCGACGTCGAGCACGTCGAGGGCGCGCACGGCGAGGTTGACCATGTCGGCGAACGAATGCCCGCTCGCCAGGCCGTCGGTGTCGCCGTGCCCGGCCATGTCCATTGCGTACACGCGGAACCCGCGCCGGATCAGCCGCAGCATGATCGGGGCGTACAGCCTGCGGTTGGCGGTGAAACCGTGAAACAGCACGAGCGGGGTGCCGCTGCCGCCGGTTGTGACGCCGACGCGGTGGCCGTCGTCGAGCACGATCGTCTGGTGCTTGAGGGCGGTCACAGCGCCGCCGCCGGGATCTCGCGCAGGATCGTGAAGCACGTCGCGGTGGCGTGCGCGTCGGCCAGGGCCGAGTGCCGGTCGCCGACGGTGACGCCCAGGCGCTCGCAGACGGCGTCGAGGCCGGGCAGCTCGACGGGGTCGAGGTTCAGCTTGCCCGCGGTGAACGCGGCCAGGTCGGCGAGGCGGTGGTGCCACTCGGGGGCGCCGTCGGGCATCGCGGCGGCCAGCAGCCGCGAGTCGAACGCCGGGTTACTACCGGCGAATGTGTTGCCCGCCAGCATGTTCGCCAGCTTCCAATAGGCGGCGTCGGTGCTGTCGGGGCTCAGCCTGCGCTGCCATATGCCGCGCTCGTAGTAGCGGTTCATCTGCATTGCCATCGGCTGCGCCTGGGCGAGCTGCTCGCGGGTCACGAACGGCACGAAATGCAGCTCGGCGCCGGTGTCGATGTTGACCGCGGCGACCTCCAAAATCGCTGCGTCAGCGTGCAGCCCGGTCGTTTCGCAGTCGACGACCACGAGTTGCCTTGTCACGGTGTTACCTCCATTACGGTCAGGACGATTTCGAGGGCCGAGAAGATCCACAGCCCGGTGACGAGTAGTGCGAGAAGGGTTTTCATGCGTCGACGTCGAGCACGCCGAGGCGCCACAGCAGCGCGTACAGGTGTTGCGCGGGGGCGGTGAGCACGAGAGCCAGCCGGTCGGCCAGCTCGTCGCGCCCGGCGTCGATCACTCGACGACCTCGAACCGTGTCGACTCGCTCATGCTCATGCACTCGGCGTGCGCCTCGGGGTGCAGGCTCTTGAGCAGCTTTTGATCGAGGCGGTTGCTCTTGATGTGCTTGCGGCGCACCACGACCTCGCCGTCGATCGTGCCCTCGTCGTCGTCGCCGAGGGCCTCCTCGACCGCCGCGCGGGCGGCGTCCTCAATTTCCTTGAGCTTCGCCTTTTCCGCCTTGACGTAGCGGAGCAGGTCGACGTGCCCCTTGACGCTCGAAATATCAGACACCGCTTGCCCTTTCGTTGATGTGGTTGGAGTAGTCGAGCATCGCCCCGACGGCGCCGAGGCACAGCTCGGGGCCGCACGCCTGGTGCTGGCACACCGGGTGCGCGTAGATGTTGCTGGCGATTTCGTCCAGCTCGATCAGCGGCAGGCTGTCGTCGCCGTACGGCCCCCACACGTGCCCGGTGAGCCACCGCGAGCGGTCGAGGTCAGCCAGTGCCCGCCCGGCCGCCTCGGCGGGCTCCTCGGGGCCGTAGGCGATCGCTGTTTCGACCAGCTCGGCCAGGGCGCCGAGGTAGTCGAGCGCAGCGTCGTGCTCGCGCCGGTCGAGGTTGTCGCGCAGATCCTTCGGGTCGGCCCACCAGGGGCGCTTAGCGCCTGTCAGCTCACGCATCGTCGGCCGCCGCTCGGATCGCGCGCTCGTCCAACGTCTTTAGCCGGGTGTCGAACTCGGGGTGAATCTCGACGAACTCGGCCAGCGTGAACGCATGCCAGGCGACGGCGATCAGGTGCGGCGAGCCTGTCTCGGCGTCAATCTCCTCGCCCGCCCACCACTGCCACAGGTGCCGATTCAGCGCGGCGAAGCTCAGCCGCCAGTCGTACCCGCGGCGCCAGTTGTCGTCGGCGTACTTGCGGGCGCCGCGGCCGTAGTGCTCGGCCAGCATGCGCAGCGGCTCGGCCGGTATCCGGTCGTACCGTTCGCGCGTGAGCCCGCCCTCGCTGGTGTCGTGCGGCCACGGCTTAGGCGGCATGACGTTGTCCTCGACGAGCCGGAATGCGTGCCAGGCCACCGCGATTAGGTGCTCGTACTCGGTGGTCGGTTGGACGTCCTCGCCGAGCCAGAACCGCCACAGGTGCGCGTTCAGCTCGGAGAATGAGCCCGGCTTGCCGATCGGCACGAGGCCCGCGTATATCGCGAGCTTGCGCAGCGGCACGGCCGGGATCAGGTCGTAACGCTCAAGGTTGCCCGCCTTGGTCCCGCCGGTCGGCGACACGTTCATCGTTTCGTTGGCGCTCATGGCAGCAGCCCCTCAATGTTTGGGTAGTAGAAGATGCGCAGCCCCAACGCTTTTGCGACGTGGTGCTCAAGCGAGGCCCCGCGGCTGTCCTCCCAACCGCTGAGCATCACGACGGTGCTGCACTTGACCAGCGCGACGAGGTCGCGCCGCATGTACCAGTCCCACGGCGTGTTTTCGCACGGCTCGTGCAGCTCGTTGGGCGAGATAACGGTGTGCCCGAGGCTGCGCAGGTAGGCGGCCATGCCCTCGAACGCCGCGGCGTTCCACCGCGGGTAACCCGTCATCGGCCCGGCGATATACACGACGTCGTCGACCGGGTCGACGGGCAGCCCGAGGATCGCGGCGCCGCAGCGGCGGGCGTACTCGTAGGCCGCATCCGCCGCCATGTCGACGATCCACTTAGGCAGGCCCGGCGTTTGCTGCGCCGGAATGCCGGCGAGTGCGTCGGTGCTGGTCGCGCCGTTTCCGTTGTCGCCGTTGGGTTTGCCGACCTCGACCACGTCGACGTCGATCGGCTGCGACGGGTCGGCCGCGGGCAGCGCGGGCTGCTCGGGCAGCCACGTGTACGCGCGCAGCGTGACGCCCGACTCGCGCAGCAGCAGCTCGTCGATCGCGCCGAGGGCCTGCAGCATGGACTCAGGCCGCCGCGGTGGCACGCAGGCATTCGCGGCCGTGCAGGCGTGCGCCCACAGGTGCGGGTCGACCCACGCCTCGGGGTTGCCTGCCTCGGTGGCGCTCGTTTCGTCGTACGTCATGCCGACGCCCCCTTGCGAATCCGCCTGCGCTCCTGGGCGCTCAGGCCGCCCCACACGCCGACCAGGTGCGGGTCGCGCAGCGCCAGGGCGCGGCACTCGTCGAGCAGCGGGCAGCGCATGCACATGCGCTTTGCGTCGCGCGTCGATTGCCCTTTGTCGGGGAACCACAGCTCGGGGTCGGTCTGCGCGCAGATCGCCGACGGGTCGCCGCCCATGTGCATGTGCATCACGACGCCACCTCGTCAAGCTCGGGGTCGATCAGGCTCGGGGTCTTGCCCAGCGGGATGCCCTGCGACTCATCAGGTGTCGGCACCAGCCGGGCGAGGCCGCTCGCGGCGCCGCCGTTGCCCTTGCCGGGGTGGCGCTTGGACGGGGCCAGCGAGCTGAGCCACTGCGTCACACCGCCGGTCGCGGCGTCGAGGTCGACCATCGCGGCCAGGGCCACGGTGATGCCCTGCAGCGTGTAGGCGTCCATCTGGTTGAGGTCGTGCCAAACCTCGGCGGGATCTTCGTCGCGCACGCGCTCGGCGAGCCCGAACGCCTTGTCGATCAACGCCTGACAGCGGCGCACGTGCGGCACCTTGCTGGCGTTGAACTTGATCACGCGATCGCGGGCGCCGACAGCCTCGGCGACCTCGGCGGCCTTGCGCGAGGTGGTGGCACGTAGCAGCAGGCACAGCCGCACGACGGCCTCGCGCGTGAATGTTCCTGCGGCGGCGTCCCATCCGCCCGCGATCATTTCGTCACGGTGACGGTAAAGCACGTTGTGTAGGGTCGTGCGGGCCTTGATGCCCAGGGCCTTGCACACGTCGTCGGTGTCGGGGATCGGCGGCAGGCCGGGCAGGACGTCGTCGAGCACGTACGTCCTGGCGGCCATCGCCGAGCGGGCCTCGCGCTTGCGCTGCGCGATCCGCATGCGGCGGCGATCCTTGGATTCTTGCTCGCGGTTAGTTGGGTCGTAAGTCATTGCGCTAGCTGGCTTTCCGGTTGATCTTGCGGGAGCGGCGGGCGACGCGGTTACGCTCGCGGCGCTTGGCGCGCACACGGTGCGGCACGGTGCCCTCGTACATCGATTTGAACTGCATGGCGTACAGCACGGCCCGCTCGAACGCGGGCACGTAGTCGCGCGGCTCGTCGCCGGTGCCTTGCTGCAGCTCGTCGAAAATCACTAGGTCAGACATGCGTTGGTAGCTCCTAAATCCGGTGGCCGGGGCAGGTGTTGTCGTCGAGCTGGCAGTCGGCGCAGTCAGCGAGGCGGAACCGCCGCGCCCCGCGGTGCGGGCTGCGCTGGGATTGCTTGAGCTGCGCCAGGTCGACCGGCCGATAGGCCGACGGGTGGTTGCGCATCGAGTTGACGGCCCGAATCGCCGAGGCCACCGCGCCGTGCGCGGTAAAGCCCTGCGTCATGTGGGTGTCGACGACGTGCGCGGCGAGGTTCAGCTCGGCGTGCGTGAGCGTTATGTCGTTGAGGCTCATAGGGTCAGCGCCCCAGCGGCGAGCCCGAGCAGAATCGAGGTCAAGATGAGCAGCGCGAACCCGAGGGCGTCGAGGGCGCGGTTGATGCGCTGCTGCGCGTAGCACGGCCGGGCGTGCACGCAGCGGCAGTCGTCGCACCACGGCGCCGGGACCGAAAGCCCTCGCATGGCGAGGGGCAATGTGGGCCGGTCGGGCGCTAAACTCTGTATCGGCATAACAAGTGGCTCCTATCCCTTGGTTGTGTCGGCCAGCCCCCGCCTCGTGCGGGGGTTGTGTCGTTTAGGCGGCGATCAGCCGCAGCGGTCCATGTCGCCGTGCGAGTCGTGGTAGTTGCGGCCCCGGTAGCGGCCCCACGCCCGGTCGGCCTCGATCACGCCCAGGCGGTCGGCCAGCTCGTCGCGCTCGCGCAGCGCGGCGTCGCGCTCGTCGGTCACGACGCGCAGCTCCGCGGTCAGCTCGTCGATCTGCGACTGCAGGCGGCGGCACTCCTCGATGTGGCGCATGAGTTGCATTGCGTCAGCCCCTAATCCGGCGTTGCGAGGTGGCGGTGAGCGCGAACGGGCGCGCGGTGGCGACAGACTTGCGGCCCGACTCGGGGGCGACGCGGAACGATTCGAGGGCGGCCTCAATGTCGGCCTCGGTCATCCGCCAGTGACGGCCCACCTTGCGGCCGGGGATGCGACCGGCGCGGATCTGCTCGGTGAGCCACCGCTCGGAGCAGGGAATGCGTCGCGCGACGTCGGCGACCGGATAGGTCAGCAGCGCGGCGGTCATACGACCACCGTCATGCCAGTTTTCTGCACCGACGGGCGCGGTGCAGTTTTCTGTACTTTCCGGTTTTGGCGGGGGGCGGGCTCGGTGACCAGGTCGAGCAGGGACACCCCTAACGTGCCCGCGACCTGCGCTAACACGTTGGTGGTTGCTACGCCCGACCAGTCGGCGTCGAACGCCGCGTATATCGTGCTCTTGGGCATCCCGACGCGCTTAGCTAGGGCGGTGCGGTCGCGAATACCAAGGCGGGCCAGCGTTTTTGAGACTTTGCCGGGATTCCATCGCAGCTCGTGTCGCGGGGCTGTCATGGCTGCCACCATAGCCCACTTGTCCAGAAACCTGCACCATTGGGCGCGTTTTGTTAAACGTGTGGCTGATTAACATCTCTCATAAACGCTGGTCAGCCCTATTGTTTAGTCCAGAAACCTAGACTAAAGTGACACGCCATGCGGGCGGTATTGGACCCGCCCCAAACAGACAGGACACTCAGGTGCCAGACGACGACACCACCAAGAGCCTTGCCGCAGTGCTCGGCTACTTAGTGGGCAGACCGCTCAAGCTGCGCGAGATATTAGAGGCGCTGCAAATGTCAAAATCGCGCTACTACCTGCAGGTAAGCGAGGGCCGCCTAATCACGGCCGACAACTTGCTGCGGGCGGCGCACAACCTCGGGATAAACGAGGTCGACCTGCTCGCCCGGTATGGGATGATCACCGACGAGTCGGCGATCGCCTACGTGGACGGGCTCGTGCCCGCCCACCCTTCGAGGCCGGGGGGTATGACGACGACGCAGACGACGGCCGCCGCCCCGACGACGACGAGCCGCCGACGCCGCGTGCGAGCTGACGCCGACCACCTGTAAACCGTCCACCCGCCGACCCTGGCCCGCCCTCGACAACGGGGCGGGTTAGCTTTGCCCGAGCCGTCCAACTGAAAGCAGTAGCCCCGCATGCCTCTTGACGACGTTTTCACCGCCTGCCGTATCGGCATCATTGCCCTGGTCGCTTGGGTAGTGTGGGAACGTCGACACACCTGGCGCCTGCGCTGGGAGAGCGGCATAACCTTGCAGCTCGTACTGCAGGCCGCTGGCCTCGCGCTGTGCGCGCCGGGCTTGACCCTCGTCAGCGGTCGGGCGCTGCACTCACTCACCGGGCAGCACCACCTCGACGATTTCCTCGGACACGTCTGCTACCTGCTGGCCGCCGCGGTGATCGCCGCCAACATGGTTGCGCGTGTCGCCGACGACGACGACGAGGCCAACCTGATCGTGCGCAAGACGATAACGCCGGTGCTCAGCCTCGCGGTACCGCTCATGCTCGCCGCCCACATTAAGAGCGGCGCCCCGCTCGACGAATACCTCGACATGACCGCGGTGCCGCCGGATTGGTGGCTGCGGCTGTACTGGATCGTCTACTGCGCGGCGACGGCGGCCCTTCTGCTGCTCGGCATTTGGGCGCTCGGCATCATCGCCGACGACAAGTCACAGCGCCAGATGGCGCGCGTGTGGCGCTGCGGGCTGTGGTGCGGCGTCTGCGCAGCGGCGGCCACCCTCGTTAACGGACTCTCCGACTGGTCATTCGGGGAGCGGCTCTGGCTTGGTGCCTACCTCTTGGCCGGGATCGTCGCCGTGCTTGCCGTGCGCTCGTGGCGTCGGCGGATGCGTCCATACCGCGGCCTGCTCACGGCCACGCGCACAACGCAGCGCGAGCTGCGCGCCGACACGGTCGAGGCGCACCGCCTGCGGGTCGGCGCCCTCGCCAAGGCGCCCCAGCGGCACGACGGGCACACGGCCAGCTAACCGCCGGCAAAAGCGCACCGCCGCAGCTCAGCGCGCAAATCGCCTGCGCGGCAGCAAACTAGACCGATCGTGCGGCTAGGTCGCGCAGAATGGCGCGCATCTTCTCCGAGTCCCAGCGGCCCAGGTTGCCCAGCAGAATGCCCGCCAGGTTGATCAGGCCGACGGTCAGCGGCAGGACGCCCTCGGGGTCGTCGACGTACTCCATGACGCGCTCGGTTGTGAACGCGGCGCCGTCGCTATCCGCCTCAGTCCACGCCATCATCACGTCGACGCCTCGCCGCATCCATTCGCGCTTGTCCACCTGGGGCTCATCCATGCCCCCGACCCTAACGGCCGAGCGCCGCGGCTATGGCCGCCGCGACAGTCCGGCCGCTGCTGCGGTCGAGGTGCCCATACACGCCGATCGTGACCTGTATCGACTCGTGCCCGAGGTGCTGCTGAATCGCGGGCAGCGGGACACCGGCGGCTATCAGCCAGCTCGCGCACGTGTGCCGCAGATCGTGAATGCGCGGCTTGACGTCCAGGCCGTCGAGGCCCGCCTTTTTGAGCGCGGGCTGCCAATGGTTCTCGTGAAAGTTGTGCCCGCGCACCGGGCCGCCGCGCACATTTGTGAACAGCCACTCGCCCGAGTAGTCGAGCCGGTCGAGCACCGCGGTGTCGACGTTGATCGTCCTGCGCGACTTGTTGGTTTTCGGTGCGCCAAGCTCGTACCCGCCGCGCGCATATGTGCGCTTCCATGCGCGGGATATGCGCACCGTGCCCTCGGCCCGGTTGACGTCGCTCGGGCGCAGCGCGGTGACCTCGCCCCACCGGGCGCCGCTGGCGACCAGGAACTCGACGAGGGGCTGCCACCGCAGCGGCATGTTGTCGTGCAGCTTGGCGTACTGGTCGGCCGTCAGGAACACCATTTCGGCGCGCTCGGTGCGCGGCACGGCGACCAGCCCGGCGCCGCCGACGGCGGGGTTGGCCTTGATGTGCCCGGCGCTCGCGGCGACGTTGAGCGCCGACGACAGGAACCCGTGCTTATTGGCGATCGTCTTGCCCGCCAGGCCCTTGTCGGCGAGGCCCTGCACCCACTTGGCGACGTCCTCGGCGGTCAGCGCGGCGAGCGGGATCGCGCCGAGCACCGGCGTGATGTCCTTCTCGACCATCTTGCGGTAGTCGTAAATCGTCGACTTTTCGACGCCGGTCTTGTGGTCGAGGTAGTGCTTGAGCCAGCCCGCCAGCGTGAAGTTGCGCGACGCCGCGTCGGTTGTCTCAAGCACTTCTAGGGCCTTGGCCGCGCCGAGCTGCTCGACCATCCGCTTGAACTCGACAGCGTGCGCGCCGTCGTCGAACGAGGTCGACGTCTGCTTGCCGTTGAGCCGGTAACGCACTTGCGTGAACGTCGTGCCGTCTTTGCGGGACACGCTGCGAATGGATGCCATAGCGGCCGATAGTACCCAATTGTGGATGGGAGTGTGGATACGAAAAAAGGCCCCGGTCAGAAAACCTGCTCTGACCAGGGCCTTAGCTTGTGGAGCTGCCGGGAATCGAACCGCGGTCCTATCCGGGCACTGACCTGGGAAAACGCCTTAAATCGGTACGCGAAACGACGCGAAACGACGCCGGAATCCGCAGGAAAACCTGGGCGGTGTGGATGGCATCCACAAGTTTGCTGACGCCCCGAGGTGTTTGCTGGACGGCCCAAAATCGGCCGCCGCGGGCGCCGGTCGCGCCGCAAAATCCCAGGTCGTCAACACGCCTTGAACGGTAGCAGCTCAAGGGGTGCCGGGTAATCCTCCCGAGTCCCGAAAGCGGGCTCGGCGAGGCCCCTGGTGGCCGTTTGCCGACACGAAAACGCCCCCGCCGGGTGATCCGGTCGGGGGCGCTCGTCGAGGCGCTCAGGCGGCCAGCAGCGCCGAGCTGGCGGGCGCCGCGAAGCACGTCGCGAACGCCCGGCCGTCGCAAGGCTCACCGTGCACGGCGCAGGCCGGGCCGACGACGCCCCGGCGCCACCGCAGCGCCCAGCGGATGCAGTTCGAGCACGAGGCGTGCGTGCAGCCGTCGAGCCGCGGGTTGCGGCGGGCGTTGTACGACCACGCCATCGAGTCGCACGTCGTCAGCAGGTGCCCGTACTCGCGCAGGCCGAGGCTCTTGACGCCGAAACCGTGCACCGGCATGTCGGGGTCGGTTTCGAGGATCGCCTCGAACACGCCGCGGATCTCGCTGGTGTGCTGGCGGCGGCAGACCGAGCCGACGCCGACGAGCGGCACGCCCGCCAGGTCGACGCCCGCCTCGCCGTACAGGTCGATGCAACGCCGGTAGTCGGCGATCGCGTAGCCCTGCAGCACCGGCATGAACGGGCACTCGGCGTCGCTCGATTCGCGCCACAGTGCGCACAGCTCCACGTAATTGCGCACGGTGCGCACCTGGTGCTCAGCGACGCTCAGACCTGTGCGCGCGACCATGTCGGGCTCACACATCCAGTCCTGCGGGGCGGCCCACTCAAGGCGGCCGATCTGCTCGTCGTAGCGCACGACCGCGTCGACGTACGCGCGGGCGGTGGTCTGCCACGCGCCGAACATGCTCAGCTCCGAGAACCCGCCCGAGTCGAGCGCCCAGGGCGCCGCGGCGACCGGCAGATCGCGGCGCAGGCGCGAGAGGCGGCGGTGCGACACGAACAGCGGCACACCGGCGGTGCGCAGCCAGCTTGGCTCGTGAGTGCCGAGGTAGAGGGTGGCGGTCATGTCGTGGGCTCCTATCCCGAGGTGTTGACGGGTCAACAGTAGCACACGTGTTGACACCTCAACAACTAAGCACGCCCCCGGCCAGATCGGCTCGGGGGCGCGCAGTTTCGTGCGGGGGCGCCTACTCGGCGGGCGCCTGCTCGACGACCTCGACCTTGACGCGCTGCAGGATCGTCTGCACCTGGCCGCGGTACTCGCCGGTGCCCTTAACGGTGCCCGTCACGCGCACTTTGTCGCCCCGGTTGAGGCCGAATAGGTCACGGCCGGTGCCCATCGCCTTGAGCACCTGGCCGCTGGCGAGCCGGAAAACCACGATCTTGACGTACTCGGTGCCATAGCCGCGGTATGCGTCGCGCTCAAACCCGGCCGACACGGTCACCTCGGCGTCGAGGTTGCGCAGGCGCTCGCCCGGCTCACCGGCCGGGGTGTTGTTCATCGCCGCCCGGCGGGCCTGCTCGCGGTGGGCCTCGTCCCAGGCGCGGGCGAACTCCTCGGCGCGCTCGGCGGCCTCGTTCGCCTCGGCGATCGCGGCGTGGTACGCGCGCAGCTCGTCGCCGTACTCGCGCCACAGCGCGTCCTCGCGGGCGGCCTTGCGCAACGTCTGCACGGCCTGGCTGCGCTCAACCTTGCCGGTGCCCCAGCAGCCAAAGCACGAGCCCTCGCAGTTGCCCATCGCGTTGACCCAGCGGTACACGCCCGAGCCGCCGCAGCGCATGCAGTCCTCGGTCCAGTACACGCGGTCGCGTGCGGCCTTGCCGGGGTGCGGGTCGACGTAGGTGTGCAGTTCGTACGTCTTGCCCTGGTAGGTGGTGGTGGTCATGTCGTCGGCTCCTATCCCGTCGAGCTGTTGATGCCTCAACAGTAGCACACAAACTGTTGACCGCTCAACACTCCCCCGCAATCGCCCGATCGCATAGGCTGACAGTGCTTTTCACCACACAGGGATAGGAGACCTGCATGAAACACCAAAAGGCAGCAATCGCCGCGGGCGGTGTGTTTGCGTTCATCGCGTTTGCGTCCTGCGTCGGCTCGCACACCGACTCGACCAGCTCGTCGTCGCACTCGTCGAGCGCAGCCTCGCACTCGGCGTCGAGCGCGCCGTCGCCGCGCAAGGGCGCCGCCCCGGCCGGATCTGCGGTGCGCGACGGCAAGTTCGAGTTTCGCGTCGTGGGCGTCGACCGCAGCAAGTCGGTCAGCGACCCGACGGGTAACCCGTACATGACGGCCACCGCGCAGGGCGAGTTTGTCGTCGTCACGCTGTCGGTCGAGAACGTCGGCAGCGAGGCCCGGTCATTCTCAGGCGTCAACCAGAAGCTCGTCGACGCCGCGGGCCGCCAGTACAGCGCCCACAGCTCGGCCGACATGTACATGAACAGCGGGACCGGAGACATTAACCCCGGCAACGGGATTCAGGCCCGCGTCGCGTTCGACGTGCCGCCCGGCACCGAGGCAACCGAGCTGATCCTGCACGACTCGATGTTCTCGGGCGGCGCGCACCTGGCGCTCGGGGGTGCGTCGTGATCGGATTCAAGACAGCCGCAACGCTCGCCGTCGCCGGTGCCATCGGCGCCGGTGCCGTGCTGGCCGCCGCCCCGGCTCACGCTCGGCCCGATCCTGACCTCGGCCCCAACTGCGACACGGTGCTGTGGGGATTCCTGGGCAGCCAGCGGCGCACGGTCTGCGACGGCCCGGTGCGGCCCGACGGGAGCTGGGAGCGCAAGCGGAGCGTCTGGACACCGGCGCACCAGGTGCCGACGCGCACGAGCTGCTATGGCAGCAGCTATGTCTCGTGCACCTCGTACGGCGGTTATTTCGTCGACATGAAGATCAACGACCAGGAAACCTACCCGGTCGCGCCCGACACGGTGCTGCCCGACGAACCGGGCCACTTGCCAGGCTGAGCGCCCCGCAGGCGCACGAAAACGCCCCCGCCGGTGTGACCGGGTCGGGGGCGTTTCTCGTTGGCGCTCAGGCGCTCTCGCGCTTGTGCTTGCGCAGGTTGCCGTGCGTCGTGATGTGGCCGACGTACCCGCACTCGCGGCACGGCGCGTACCGGCCGCGGCGGCGGTCCATGTCGGGGCGCCCGTTGCACTTGTCGGGGTCGACGTTGCCGACGGTCCACTCGACCGGCGCCGACGGGAAGCACTTGGTGCACAGCAGGGCGCCGTGCTCGGCCACCGCCTCGGCCTCGGTTTCACCGGACAGCTCGGGCAGCCAGGCGATCAGGGTCGTCGGGCGCAGCGAGCTGCAGGCGCGCGACTCGTGAATGTGGCCGCCGGGCACCAGGAAAAACCGCCGCCAGCCCTTGTAATTCGCGTCATCCCAGGCGTGGGCCGCCGCGCTGGCCTCGCGGTACTCGACGACCGCGGCGTCGAACCGGGCGACGGCCTCGGCGGCGCGCTCGACGTCGGCGTACCGGCTCGGCGACGGCTCCTCGCCCGCGGCGATCCGGCGGGCCTGGTCGAGGGTGGCCTCGGTGCGGCCACGGTCGAAGCTCAGGCCCTTGCGGCGGTACCCGCCGTTGAGGTACTGCATGCTCGCACCGGCGGCCGTCAGGGCGCGCTCGTGGGCGGTGCTGACGGCCTCGCTGGCGGCCTGGGCGATACCGACCAGTCGGGCGTACTCGCGGTCGCTCGCCTTGGCCTCGGCCTTAGTCCAAGTTGCTGTGGTCATTTTGGGCTCCTATCCCGTAGTGCTGTTGATACCTCAACAGTACACCGCGAGGTGTTGACCCGTCAACACGAAACGCCCCCGCCGACGAATCGACAGGGGCGCCTCGCGTAGCAGACTGCTACGGGCCGGGCTGCCAGGTGCTCGCGCCCGAGGCGATCGAGGTCACGCAGACCAGCCCGCGCCCGCTCGGCGACACCGCGGCGCCCTCACCGGCGCACGGCGAGCCGGGCTGCCGCACACCGGCCCACCCGCCGGTCTGCACCCACCGGCCGAACGCCGGGCAGGCGAGCACCTCGGTGCCGTCAGGCGTGTACCCGAACGTCGGGCCGCTCGGGTCGCACTTCGCGCCGAGCACCGCGTCGTGAGCCATCGGCGGGTCGGCCGCGGCGGGGGCCGCCAGCCCGAGCGCAAAGGCCCCGAGCGCCAGCCCGGCCGCAATCACACCGCGTGCGTTCATGTTTCGTGCTCCTATCCCTCGCAGTGCTTTCGTCACTGTGACGCTACGCGCGGTCGACCTTGCCGTTCCACTTGCGCACGGTCAGCCGGTCGACGCCCATCTCGCGCGCCGTGCCCTGCTCGCTGGCGCCGTTGCCGATCGCCATAATGGCGACGACCCGAGCCGCCGCGGCAGCCTCCTCCTGCGCCCGGCGGGCCAGGTCGAGGTCGTCACCGGCGCCGCTGACGGTCAGGTCGCCGAGGATGAACCGGGCGGCGGCTTTCAGCGCGGCCTGGCGCTCGTGCCCGCGGTCGCCGGGGAACAGGGCGTCGATGCGGGCCGCCATTGCCTCGTACTGCTCGACCTTGTCGGCCGGAATCGTGCGCACCTTGCCGTCGATGCGCACCTGCTTGCCTCGGGCCATGTCGTTACCGTCCTCGATCGTCGGGTCGGCGAATGCCGTTGTCATTGCGGGCTCCTATCCCTCGGGGGTGTTGACTACCCAACAGCTTAGGCGCAAACCTGTTGGCACGTCAACAGGGGCCAGAAACGCCGAAACGCCCCCCGGCGTGGGCCGAGGGGCGCAGGGCGGGCGGCACTCAGGCCGCGGCGTACGAGCGGATGACGGCCAGCACGGCGTGCTGCTGGTCGGGCGTGAGCTTGTCGGCGCTCGGCGGTATCAGCGCGGCGAAGCTCGACGGCGAGTCGACCGCCAGGCCGAGGGCCTCGCCGAAAGACAGCAGCACGGTGCTGACCGGGACGTCGAGGGCCTGGGCGATCGCCTCGATTGTGCGCGGCTCGGGGAACTCGACGACGCGCAGGCCGTTGGCGATCTGATTCCACCGCTGCGCCTTGACGATGCCCCCCGAGGCGGCCTCAAGCTGCTTGTACGAGCGGTCGTTTTTGCGGGCGAGGATCAGGTCGGTGATGTGCACGAGGGGCTCCTATCGGTTGACGTCTTATCAACCATATGGCACAGGTGCGACACCCCGCTCGAACACAAGAAGTTGTGTCGCGTGTTTGCCGACCGAGCCGGGCCGCGGCGCGTTGTCGCAGCTCGCGCGGGGTGCTCGAGTTTTTGCCGGCGGTTAGCTACACGACGCTAAGGCGGGACACCTCGCCGCCGCGCAGCAGGTACGTGAGCGCACCGCGGCGGGACTCGGCGCCGTGCCGCTCGCGGTACCAGTCAGATCCGCAGTCGAACGTCGGCGAGCACACGATCGTCTTGGTGGCGTGCGCTTCCCAGGCCGCGGTGTGCCAGTGCCCATGCTGCAGCACGTGCGCGGCGCCGGGCGGTTGGTTGTGCACGGCCTGCTCGCTCCACCACTTGAGGGCCTGGCCCTTGCGCCACTGGTGGCCGTGAATCACGGTCACGACGCTGTCGCCGACCGGCACGGTCATGTGTCCCGACCATGACTCGGGGATGCGCACCTCGACGTGCCCGTACGCGGCGGTGTTGAGCTTGAGCGCGTCGTCGACGGCGATCGCCGCCTCGGTCGCCCAATTGTCGCCGGGCTTGGTGTTCCACTGGCGGTTAGCGTCGTCGTGGTTGCCGCCGACGACGTCGAGCTTGACCTCGGGGGCCGCCGCCAGCTCGTCGATCGTGTACACCATGAGGCGGCGCAGCAGCCGGGTCTGCTCGGCGATCGTTTCCTGCGTCAGCCACGAGTTGCGCCCGCCTTGCGACACGACGCCCTCCAAACAGTCGCCGGGCAGGCTGATCTGCACGCCCGCGATACCGAGGTGCGCCCAGGCGTGCAGTTGAGCCTTGGCGGCCTCGACGGACTGCACGAACCGCTCGACGATCTGCTCGGTGGCGCCGTCGCGGCTGCGCTTGCCGAGCTGCAGATCGCCGCCCTGAAAGACGAACCAATACGGCGAGCCGAGCTGGCCGGGCTCGATCGTGGGGCGCTTGCGGGCCTCGGCGATCAACGCCTCAAGGTCGTTGCCGCCCTGGTCGATAGGTTCGACGCGCAGCGAGTAGCTCGCGAGCCACTTGGTCGTCAGCTCGCCGAGGATCGGCTTGCCGCGCTCGTCGGTGCCCTCGATCGGGCGGTAAGGCACCTGCCAGTGCTTCTCGCGGTCAATCGCCACGAGCCGGAACCGCTCGGGGTCGCGGCCGACCTGGCGCAGCAGCTCGGCGTACTCGGGCGGCTGACCGGGCTCCTGCTCGACCGCGCCGGTGTCGATCGTCGCGCCGCGGCTGTCGAACTCGACCGACGGGCGGTACTTCTCGTCGGGCACCGCCGGGGTGCTGAGCCGGTCAGCTAGCGACACGTGGGCCTCCGCGGTGGTGTTGGTTGATGCACTCGGAAAAACGAGGGCGGCTGATATGCAGCGGGCGCTCGGGGTCGGCGCAGCACTCGCGCCAAAGCTGGGAAATACTGCCGCCGCCGTTGACCCACGAGTCGAACGCCAGCCGGTCGGTGTCGTCGAGGCCCTCGTACCAGCGGCACACCGCGCAGCCGATCGGGGCTCGTGTCAGCGGCCCGAGGCGGTCAGCGAGGCTCATACAGGCAGCCTCGACGCGGCGGCCGGATCTTCGCGCCACAGCCGCTCGAACGCGAAATAGTCGAGGTGGTCGGGCAAGTCGCACATCGGGCAGTCGGCCAGCGCAATGTCGGCGCGGTGGTGCCAGCGCGCGTCGTACACCGAGAACGCGGTGAACGCCCGCACATTTTCCTGCAGCTCCTTGATGTTCACGGCCTGGTGCTCCGAAATCGCCGCGATCACGGCGACGCGGCCCTCAAGGGCCGACAGCGCGGCGTTCTCCTCGCGCGCCCAGGCGTGCCGGGCCGCCTCGACCGCACGTGTCAGCTCGGCCGGGTCGACCGCAGACTTGCGCCGGTTGCGCTCGCGCCACCACACGCCGAGGGGCAGCAGCTTTGCGACGCGCTCGGATTTCTCGATGAGCTGCCCGCTCACGTAGACGATGAACAGCACCAGGACGACGATGCCGACCCACTGCTGCGGCAGCCGGTCGATCAGATCAGTTGGCATGCTTCCGCCGCCTCGCGAACACCCAATGCAGCAACGCGAGGAGGGCGAAAGTGTATGGGGCGCTGAACCCGTCCGTTGCGTGCGTTGTGATTACGTTGTTGAGCGCCGACAGGGCCAGCCCGGCGAACAGGAACAGCAGCGCGGCGTGCGCCAGGAATGACGGCCACACTCGATGCTCAGACTCACCCAGGTGCATCCACAGTTCGCCGAGCAGGCCCAAGATGCCGAACACGGCGAACACGACGCCCCATATCCACATGGCTGCGGTGCCCTCGGCGGCCAGGCCGATCGCTGGGGGTATGCCGCTCGCCGGGGTCGCGATCCAGCTCGCGCCGCGCACGATGGCGTCGACGAGCAGCGCGACCTGCACGAAACGCAGCACCCGGTTTTCGACGTAGCGGTACGTCATGGCATCCCCCGCATGCCGTCCAGCTTCGCCGCCGGGGCGTTGTCAGCACGAGCCAGCATGCCCGACACCGCCCGCAAGGGCGTCATGTCGTCGCGTGCTTGCCCGACGGCTCGTCGGCGTCAGCCTCGGGCTCCTCGGGCGTCGCATTCTTAGCCGCGACACCGCCACCGATCAGAATGGTGATAATCGCGATCCACGGCGTGAGCTGCTCGTCGGTCACCATGCCCAGCCCGATCAGCATTGTGGTGGCCGACGTCAGCACCGGATAGAACCACTTGCGGAACGAGTCGGACGAGTTGATGTGCGCCAGCGTGTCGTTGAACACGGCCAGCACGACAGCCACGCCGAGCATTGCGACGTTGCGGTCGAGCACGCCCATGCTGACCATCAGCACGGCGATCGCCGGGGCGACGCTGTGAATGAAGCGCCGCGCGTCGTCGCGCGAGCGCAGATCCAAAATCGACATCATCGGTTAGGGCTCCTCGGGTCAGGCCGCGCGGGCGGCTACGGACGCGCCGACCTGGCGCAGGTAGTCGATCGCGTGCTGCAGGTGCGTCACGCCGGGCGCAGCCTCGCGAATGTGGTACTCGATGTGCGGCGCCGTCGGCGGGTTGGTGGCAATGAACCCGACACCGGACACAATCGCCTTGACCGCGGGCGGAACCTCGGCAAACGGGTTAGTGAGCAGCGCGAGCACCGCCTCGACGAGGCCGCGCTGGTGCTGCGTCAGGGCGCCGCCCTGGCCGAGCCCGACGCCGGGCAGCACCAGGCCGCTCGGCAACTGCAGGCCGCCCTTGCCGCCGAGCATGCCGCCACCGAGGCCGCCCAGCAGACCACCGCCCAGCGCGCCGAGCAGGTCGAGCGGGTTGCCGGTGCCGAACAGCATGCCGAGAATGTCGCCCTGCACGAGCTGGTAAATGAACGTCATGTCGGCGTTGGCCGTTTCGTCGTTGCCGCCCGAGCCGCAGGTGTAAATGTCGCCCTTGGTGGCGTGGTCGTGCCACCAGTCGGGCGTGCCGACGAGGCACTGCGGGTCGAGGCCGTGGCCGCCGGGGTCGGCGCCGCCGGGGAACGTGTGCCCCTTCTCGCGCATCGGGTTGCCGAACGTCACACCGGCGATCAGCTTGGACTTGAACCGCTGCAGGTCGCCCGACAGGATGCGCCGCATGAGCCGCGACGCGGGCAGCGCGCCCTGCGAGTAGCCGATCAGCACGACGTAGTCGAAATCGCCTGCCTTCTCGTCGAGCAGGCGCAGCCCCTCGACCTCGCCGCTCTTGGCGCTCGAACCCATCGGGAATATCGCCGGGATACCGTTGGGGCCGTAGCACACCGGCTGCCAGTAGAAGATCGCCGGGTCGAGCGCACGCGCGACGTCGGCCGGGTAGCCGGTCCACATGTCGGCCGAGGTGCCGCTGAACGTCAGCACCATGATGCGCTGCCGCGGCGGCGGCGGCGGGACCACCGCGCCGAGGCGAACCTGCGTCGCGTAGTCGGCCACGCCGGTGACGGGAAGCCCTGCGCGGAACTGAAACTCGACGATCGACGCCTGCGTGTACACGTCATAGACGTCACTGGCCGCAGTCATCCGCGGATAGCGTTCACGCACGTAGTAATACCCGTCGATGAGCAGCCGCTTGATCACCTTGACCTGCTCGCCCGACATGCCGAGCCGGTAGTCAACCGTCGCCATGTCGGTTACTTCCCAGCTTCGGTCGCGGCGGCGACGACGCACTTGCCGGTGCCGTCGGTGGACAGGGCGCAGCCACCGCCCGAGGTCGCGTCAGCCACCACGCACCCGGCCGCAGACAGCGCACAGGACGCCTTGACCGGCGACGTGGGCGCCTCGGGGGCGGGCTCGCTCGGGGCGCTCGGCGTGGTCGGCTTGGCCGGTGGCGTTGCAGCGCCCTCGATTTCGGCGAGCACGCGCTTGGCGAGCTTGGCGTCGTACTGCCGGTCGGGGTAGCGCGAGTCGCCGTCGGCGCTCGCGACCTCGCGCAGCAGGGCGAGGTGCGTCGGGTCGCCCAGGCGCGCAAGCTCGATCGTGTACTGCGCGTGATTGAGGCCGTCGGTGTTGAGCCCGAACCCGGCGACAGTTTCGCTCGGCCCCTCGCCGAGGTGGCGGAACGGGCTGCGGCTCACGAAACGGTTGCTCGCGAGAATGCGCAGCAGCGAGAGCAGTTCGCGCTGCTCGTCAGCGGATAGGGCAGACAACGGGTCATCCTCCTGTGTCGTCGTGATTGCGAGTAACGCCGCGCCCATTGCGCGGCAGCGGTCCCAGCGAGCGCGCCGGTCGTCGATGCCGTTCAGCCCGCCGTTGATCGCCCGCGTGACGCCGTCAAGGTCGTTGGCGTCGCACATGCTGTTGATCTGCGGCCGGGCCACTGTCCAGTACCAGACGACGCCCAGGAATCCGTAACGGTCGCTTGCCAATTGCGCCGGGTCGTCGACAAAGAACGTCGGCGACGGCACGAGGCCCTTGTCGAACGCCCATTGCGACAGGCGCGTGTAGTTCGACCGGCCGGTGATCTGGATAGGGCCGCGGCCCTTGAACCGCTTACCGTCGCCCGGCTGCGTGTTGCCCAGGTCGAGGCGGCCCTCGTAGGCGCTGCCGTCGGCGATTTCCTCCATGTAGTACAGGCCGCCCGACTCGTGCCCGATCTGCGCGCACCACATTGCGACACGCTCGACGGTGCCGCACTGGCACTCGGCGAGCGCCTGGGCCACCGCGGGCAGCAGCGCGGCGTAACGCTCGCGAGACAACCTGCCGCCCATAGCCTGAGACAGCACGTCGACCGGGTCGGGGCCGCTCGGCGCCGGGCCGCCGCCCACCGGGGCAGCGTCGGCGTAGGCGTAGCCCTTCGGCGGGATCAGCGAGGCGAGCTGGTCGAAGCTGATCCAATACCCTTGCGGCTGAAAGCCACTGTCGGCGATCCACACTGCGCGCAGGGCCGGGTTGTCGTCGTAGCCCATGCAAGCGACGTAGTGGTACACGGTGCCGCCGCTGTAGCGGGGGCTCACCGAGCCCTTGACGCCGCGCGGATAGTTCGAGGGCGGGGCGACCCAATTGACCACCACGCCGTACCCGGCGTCGATCGAGCGAACCACGTTGCGCCACAGGGCGTCGCGCTGCGCCGCGGTCGGCGGGTCGTTCTCGATGTACACCGAGGTGTACTTGGCGTCGGGCAGGCGCCGCTTGAGTGAGCGGTCGGTAATCAGCCCGACGTAATCGGTGCCGTTGACGGTCGTCCCAATCTCGCGGATCAGGTCGGACTCGCTGACGACGATGCCGCGCGAGTTGAGCACGACCTGCGTTGCGGCCGGGCCGCAGTCCCACGGTGTCTCTTGCGGCACGACCGAGCGGTCGTAAGGCAGAACCTTCTCAACCAAAGTAAGCCCCTCGCTTCATATCTCGCGAATTAAGTCAGGTCGTAGGTGTGCGTCGGCGTGACGTCGATAACGCCGTTGCCGTTGAGGGTCGCGCCGGGCGCCAGCGGCTTGCCGTACAGGAACGTGCCGCCCGCGCTGCGCACGCCGTAGTGCGTGATCGCCACACCGCCAGGCACGTTGAACTGCAGGGTCGAGCCGGTGATCCTGGCCTTACCGTCGTCGGCGCCGCCCGACACAATGACCGCGGCGCCCCACACGGTTGTCTTTTGGGCGTAGCCGCCGCCGTTGATTTCATTCGCGCCGGTCTTGCCGGGGTCGGCCGAGTGCAGGCTGATAACCGCGCCCTGGGCGCCGATCGCGTTCGCGATCGCCAGCTTGAATGCGTCCGTTGCTGCCACGGTGCTCCTATCGAGTGTTTGCCGACCTCGCGCCATTCCGCGAGGTATCCGCAGGTGAGTGGGGGTGCTCGAGTTTTTGCCGGCGGTTAGCTACAGACGGGGCGCACGTCAACGAAACCCGCCAGGCCGTTATCAGGGCCAGCGAGCATGCGCCTAGTCGCCGCCAGGCGGCCAGGGCCGCCAAGTGATCTTGGGCGAGTAGACGATGCCGAAACCGCGCACGTACGGGTTATCTGCCTGTGCTGGCGCCACCGCCCCGAGCCAGCCCTCGGCCTCGGCCAGGGTCGCGGCGGGCACGACCCACTCGCGCCAGTTGGCCGGGTCGTCAGGGTCGGCGTCGGGGTCAGGCAGCCACTCGTACCGGATGCCGAATGTGTAGTCGTCGGCGTTCAATTTCGTTGCGCTCCTCACTGATAGGCGCGGAACCACACCGCGCCGCGTGCGCCGTTCGAGCCGCTGCTGAATTGAGCGGAGCCACTACCCGAGCCGCCTGGCGGGTTGCCGGGCTGGTTGTTGCCCGTGACCGCCGCGCCGCCGGTGTAGAGCTGCCCGTTGTGGGTGAAGTTGCCGGGGCTTTTCCCGCGACTGAGCGCCTGGGAGCCCGCCCACCCGATTCCACCGCTACCGCCGGGAGCGGAGAGGGTGCTGCCGTAGTTGGCGGTGGTCGCGTCACCCCAGGCGCCAGGGAGGATGCTGGGGCCGATTCCACCAGCGCCACCGTTACCCACGCTGCCGGTGATGGATGCCAGCGCCCACGGAATGTCAACGCCGCGCTCGATTGTCACGCTGCGCCACTCGCCCGGCTCACCGGGCGCCCCGTAGTTGAATAGCGCCGCCGACGCCTGGCCGCCGCCACCGCCGCCGAGCACGACAATGTCGATAAAGCGGCACCAGTACGGGATCGTGTACGTGTAGTTGCCCGCCGTCGCGAACTGCTGCGGCAGCGGGGCCATCGCCGGGAATGCGTTGGCCGCCACGCCGTTGCTCGCCGAGCTGGCCGCCGCCCCCGCCTTGAGCACGAGCACCGCGGCGTCGAAGCTGACGCCGAGCGCCTGGGCGACGAGCTGCGGCACCACGAGGGCCGCGGGCGTGCTGACACTGGCCGCCGGGGCGTCGGCGAAAAGGTGCTCGACGACAGCCGCGGTCGCCGAGCTGAGGCTCGACGCCTGGGCGGTCATGTGCACTAGCAGCGCAGCGTCGGGCAGGCTAATGCCGCGCGCCTCGGCGACGGTACGCACGACAAGCCCGGCGTCGGCAACGCTGATACTCGCCGCGGCGGCCAGCTCGTGCAGCGACACGAACCAGCCCGGCCCGCGCTGCACCGGCGGTGCTATCGGGGCAGGGTTGGTCGACCAGCCGTAGGCGCTACGCCGCCCGCCGGGCGGTGTTGTCGTCCAAGGCATTAGCTTGGGTCGAACAGCACCGGCCAGGGCAGCGTCGGCTGCAGGTCGTTGTACTGCTCGCCGTCGGGCGCGCTGACACGCCACTGCTGCACGCCGTGCGCGTCGACCCGGTGTGCGACCTTGCCGGTGTCCTCGTCGCGGCGCACCATGCCGACCGGATCGCCGCCGCGCACGTTGTTCCACGCGGCCAGGACGTTCGCGACCTGCTCGGCCGACACGTCGTCGCCGAGGTGCTGCGAGATGGCCGCAACCACTTCGGGCGTGTTGTCGATCTCTGCCATTTATCCGCGACTCCTGTTTAGTAGGGAAATGCTGAAATACGTTTCGACACCGGATGCTTCGCCGGTGAATAGGGACGACTGCGCCACCGAGGCGTCATAACCCGACTGGACCGAGTCGCCAGCGTCCAGATAGACGCCGAAACTCGTTTGCGCATAACGGCCGCCAGCGCCAGCACCAAAGTAATAGAACAGATAGCAGTCGGTGCCGACTCGATGCACCTGCCCGTTTTTGTAGAGCACCGGCGCTAGGTTCCATGTACTCGCGAACACGTTGGTGCTGACGCGAAATGCAATCTCGACGCGATACCAACCGGCCAGGGACACCGTAAATTTCCCGTTGACCGGGTCCGCCAGAATGTCGGGCGTTGCCAAGTCAACGGACTGGTAGAAGTTCCGCGGCAGCAGGAACCGGCCAACTGACACACCAACATTCGCGGTGCTGGTGCGTGCCATCTTTGCGCCCGAGCCGACGGCCGCAGACGGGTCGGCGTCGGCGCAGGTGGCGTAAACCGCGTCAGCGGGAACATTGTTGCCGTTGTTGGCGGTCGAGCTGATAAAGCCCCAGCCCCGATAATTCGGCCCTACCTGGCTAATTCCCGCGGTGTCGGTGTAGTCGATGATGACTTCGTTACCGGAAATCACCTGAAAGTTGCGCAGCCCCTTGCTGGTACCGATCTTGAGGCCCAGGTTAAAGTTCATGTTCGCCTTGACGTTCGTTGCGAACACGTACTTGACGCCGTTTACAAAGCAGCCCAGCTCGGCGCGGAAATCGAGCAGCGAGTTGCGGTAACCGAACGCATAGACGTACGTGGTTTTAGCGGCGTTGCACCGCCCAAACATCCAGTTCTGCGCGCCGTTGTCCATTGGCGAGGCCACGGTGGTGCCGAGGGCTTGGTAGTCGGTGAGCGTGTCGGCCTTGAACTTGCCCATGACCGTGCGGTCGCCGTCTGCGACCTTGTGCCAGGTGCCCTTGCCGCCGCGCACCTCTGCGTACCCTGAGCCGCTGCCCGAGTACGTCACGTCGAACACGTCGGGCAGCGGCCCGTCGGGGTACGAGCTGAAATCAACCCGAAATGACCTACCCGAGTGAGCCTCGCCCGTCTGCTCGGAAATCAGGTCTTGAAGCTGCTGCGCGCTGGTGCGCACCTGGCTGTAGATCGTGCCCATTGCCGCCGCGGCGTCCTCGGCCGTGTGGCCGGAACCGAACATGCCCAGGAACTTATTAACCACGTTGTCGATGTGGTTTGTTATGTCGTGCAGGATATTTCCGGCGCCGCCGGGCAGGCCGCTGACGTTCGTGCCCGGCAGCGTTGGCATATTCGGCACGTTCACGAGCTGCGACGCATCGAACTGCCCGTTAAGGTTCAGGTGCAAAATGCGGTTGATAATGTCGCCGACCGTGCCGCCCGGCCCGCCCTTCGCGGCGTTAAGGAATGACTGCCACACGTCGACGCCGAGCAGGCTCGCGAGCCGGGTCGACAGGTTCTCGACGAGCGCGATCGGCAGCAGGGTGTTGCCCTTGTTGGCGTCAATTCCCTTGAACCACACAGTGCCCGCGGTGGCCCCGGCGCCGACAGTGACGCGCGCACGCACGGCCCTAACGCCCTCTGGCACGGTGTAAGAGCCCGCCAAGTCCTTCCACCCGACGGTGCCGGTTTGACCCGTAGGCGTGGCAATGCGAGCCCGCTCGGCCGGTGTCTCGCCGCGCTCGTCGCTGTACGCCGTCACGCCAAGCTCGATCGGGCTGCCCGAGGCCGCCAGGCCGCTCCACTTCACCTTGCCCACGACGTTGAGCACCTGGCCAGGTATCACGCCGATCAAGTCGGTTGACAGCAGGTCGGTGATCGTGCCGTCGGCGATCGTGCGGGCCGCGCCCTCGATAGCGTCGACCAGCCACCGCCCGGTCGGGTCGACGATCGACTGCGCGCTGCCAAACAGACCGTTAGGCAACAGGCTCGCGACAAACTGACCGATCTGCGACACCGGGATGATCGGCAGGCGGCCGGGGTCGATCCACCCGAACAGGGCGTTACTGGCCCACGCCGCCAGCTCGTCGACGCTCGTCGGGGTGCCGACGAAACCGAGGATCTTGCCGACGAGGCCGAGAAGCTGCGACGGGTCCAGCACGCCGCCGACGGCGTCCTGCAGCACGTGCAGGATGCTCGTCACGAGCGCCTCGGGCGACGACAGGTCAATCCCGAACAGATCCTTTACGGCGCGAATGAACCCGTTGTAAAAGTCCTGCGGGCTGAGCTTCGGCAGCTTGCCGGGGTCAGGGACGAGCTGCCGCAGCGGATCGCGGTCGACCGGGAGCTGCCGAGTGTCATACTGCCTCGGCACGGCGCCCCACCCCTGTGTACTCGACCCACTCGAAGTCGGTTAGCGGGCGGCCGAGTTGCTTCTCGGCCTTCGGCGGCAGGTCGTCAGGGTCGACGTCGCGGTGCTCGAACTCGACGAGCACCAGGGCGTCGCCTTCGGCCTTGCGCTCGAACGATTCCCGTACGAGCCACAGCGCCAGCTCGCGGTCGGTGCCGGGCTCAAGCGGCACGATCGTGCTGTACGTCCTGGTGTATGCCACGGCCTTACTCATCTCCTGTCGGGATCGTGAGGATGGACAGTTGCGCGCCACGCCGGTTGAAGATGTAGGCGCCGAGCAGGCCGTCGTTGTAGAGGCTGACGCTGATCTGCGCGGTCTGCCCGGCGGGCACGACGGCGACACCGTTGCCGGGCGCCACCGCGGTTGCGGGGTCGCTGCTCGTCGAGTAGTGCGGCACGATGTGCGCCCAGCTCGCGATATTGCCGAACCCGCGGGCGACCAGGTCGCCGGTCGTCGGGTCGCCGAGGCGCACCTCGCAGCCGATCGTCAGCGGATCTTGGTCAAGCTCAACGCCAAACGCCTTGAGGTGCCCGAGAACGTACGGCGTCCACGCATAGTCCTGCGCCTCGACGACGTACGTCAGGATCGGGTGCCGCTGCGCCACGCCGGTGAAGTTCTGAAACGCCGCCTCGGGCACGCTGTACAGCCGCGGGTGCTTGTGCGCGAAGCTCGACGGCACCCACTTTTGCTTGACCGACGACCACACCGGGGTCTGCCCGTCCTCGGGCGCCTTGGTGTTGTCGTAGTCGGGGGCGTCGAGAATGTTCGTCGACGGCCCGCGCGGGCCTTGCGGCGACAACAGCCGGAAATGCAGGTGCGGGTTAAGCGAAGTGCCCGACGGGATTACCTCGTCTTTGCTCTCGGCGTTGCGCTCCGACATGGGGATCGTTTCGGCCGACACCGTGATGTGCGGGGTCGCCCCAGGCGGCCCGGCCGGGCCGGGGCGCACCGCCTCGAACTTCTCGCCCGTCCAGACATAGACCAGCGTCCCGATCCACCACGCCTTGCCCTTATCCTTCGGCAGCAGCGTGCTTTTGAGCGGTTCGAGGTCGGCGGCCTGCTCAAGCGGCGGCCACTGCAGGTCGACCAGCGGGGCGTTGTCGCCCTTGTCGCCCTTCGGGCCGATCAGCACGTCGGTGGTGATGACCGCCTCGTCGTCGATCATTTCCATAGTCGCGGCCATGCCGCCGGGATCGTCCTTGCTGCGCACGATTCCGTACCAGGTCGCCGACAGCAGCGTTTGAAACAGCCTGACGGCGTCGCCGGTCGCGGGGATTTCGGCCATGACTAGGTCGCTCCTATTCGTTGTTTGCCGACCTGGCGGCGCGCAGCAGCGCCACCGCAGGTCAGCGGTGTGATTGGCGGATTCGCCGGCTGTTAGCTGTCGGGGTCGTCGTCGAACTGAATCGAGGTTTCGACGCGCCACGGCGTGCGGTCGTCGAGCGGTGTATCCGCCTCGGCCTCAGCCACTTTCGTGCCGTCGCCGCCCAGGCGGCGGATCAGCTCGGCGCGGGCCGCCGGTGACAGGCGGTCGAGGTCGTCGAGGGTCGCCCCAGCCAGCTCGTCGTCGATGCTGTCCTCGGCGTTGACGTCGACCCACTCGACCGCGTCCTCGATGACGCCCGGCGACGGCGGCAGCCGCCGCGGTTTGATGAGCGCCAGCTCGGGGTCGACGATGCAACCCGCCCGCGCCAGGTGAAACGCCAGCACCGGGATGAGGTACCGCACGTCGTAGCGGCGGCCCATGTTGTCGACCGGGTACTGCAGCGCGTCGGCAATGTCGTGCATGGCCTGGGCGCGCGGCGACATTTCCTCGTACGGCGTGAGTTTCGGCTTTTGCATCAGAACAAATCTCCCGATCCGAATAGCATTGCGAGGGCACCCCAAAGGTGTTGAGCGGTGCGGGTAATCGAGGCGAGCGGGCTTTCCGACTCGCTGTCGTCGCCGATCACGAGGTCGAACGTCTTGGGCGTGTTCTCGTCGTAATGCAGCTTGATCGCCGACACCTGGTCGACGTGCATAATGCGGTCAATCTCGAACAGGGCGCGCGTGCCGAGGTCGAAATCGTAGTAAAGCGTCCCGGCGTTGCCGCCGTTGCGCACCTGCACCTTGAACGCCTGGTATGGGCGCGTTTTCCAATGCCCTTGCCGCAGCGTCATTCCCGAGCTGACCGTATAGGCCGACCCACTGCCCTGCTCGAAGTGTTCGAGGTACCCGTATGGGCCAGATCGCATGGCGCGCAACGGATCTGTGAACTGGATGAACGCGAGCAGCGTGTCGTCGAATTGGCCCTGATAGAGGTTGTCGAGGCCCTCTGCGCCGACCTGCTCGTAAGCACCGAACCCGTAGTTAATCACTTGCGCCAGTTGGGATAACGCATAGCGGATAGCGAAGGTTTGGAGCTGGTTCACCCAGCCAGGGCTCTTGCCGCCGGTGAGGATTTTTTGGGCCTTCGCGCGGAACATCGAGTGCTCGGCCGTGATGATCGACGAGTGCTCAGTGTCGCGGAATACGACGCTCGGGATCGACGGGGCGGTGCCCAGCAGCTTGCCGAAAAGCGTTGCCTTCGTTATCGGGTCGATAATCCGGCCCTTGTCGTCGATCTGCCCGATAACCTCGCGGATCGCGTCGTCGCCAGTGACGCCGATAAGCTGCAGGAAACCGTCGGCAGCGGTGCCGGTCCAGCCGGTGCGGCCCGAATTGTCCTCCACCGCAAGCACGATGCACGCCCGAGTCGGCCGGGCGGCCTTCTCGCCAATGATCGCCGCCAGCTCGGGGTGCGGGCTGTCCTCGTCCTCGGGCAGCCACATGTACGCGCGCACATTGCAGCCCGCGTCCTTGAGCATCGCCTCGGTGACGCTGTGCGCATCCGCCCAACGCGACATGATGACGCTAAACCGCGACTGATCGAAAACCGGATTAACGAACTGCATTTGAACCGGCCAGTTCAGCGGGTTGAGGTTCAGCACATTGCTGGCCTCGCCGAGCCAGGCGCCGGGATTCATTACCTGCGAGGGCAACGCCAGCAGCGGGCTGTAGTTACGCGCCAGGTTGATGAAACCCGTTGTGGCAACAATGGTCCGAGTGTTACCCGGCAGCAGCCAGGCGCGAAGCGGCTGCACCTCCGGCGGCATGAAAGGCGTTGCGCCGAAATAGAGGTGCTTCCAATGCTCCCGGTTGTGCGAGCACTCAAGCGTGACCGTGCGCAGGCCGTCCTCGCCGCGCTTCACGCGCACATTGGTGACCTTCGCGTTCCACCGCCACCGCCAGTTACGCCGGTGCGGGTACGGGTCGATCGTGATGTGCAAGTCCTCGTCTTTGCGCACATCTGAGCGCATGAACTCGACCAGCCAGTCGTCGCCGCGCAGCACAATGTCGCCGGTGCCGGTGTCGTGCAGCATCTCCTCGGCGTCGACCGACTTCTCGGCGGCGACCGTGCCTATGTACTGCATTTGCTTGTCCCACAAGCGAATGAGCGGCCGGGCGCGGGCCTCCTCGTCGATCACCTCGCGGCGCGAGTCGAGGTAGGTGTACGCCGAAATCGGGTCGCGCACAGGGTCAGGCGCCCCGTTGGCGCCGATCCGCGGGGGCTCCAACAGCGTCGCCGTCACGACCACGCCATCCGGTAATACTGCGGCATGATGCACGTGATTGAGCCCTGCGGGTTGGTGTGCGACACCTTGATATGCGCCACCGTGCGCGGCGGGATCTTGCCGTCGAAACCGATACCGCCGGGGATGCGCCGCTGCGCCGGTAGCCGGGCAGCCGTCACGTCGTGCAGCAGCAGGTCGAGCAGTTGGCTGTTGCGCAGGTACTTGTAAAGCTGGCCGTCGACCGGATCTTTCTCGGTCGTGATCGTGCGCGCCGTCGGGTCAGTGTCGACCATCATGTACGAGCCGTCGGTGTCATACAGCTTGGGCAACTTGACCATCCGGCCCTCGATGCCGTCCTGAATCCACACCTCGCCAGACCCGCGCACCAGGAACTTCGGCCACGACTCCCACGTGCCACGGTTCGCGATCGCGATAACGCCCTCGGCCTTGCCCTTCGCGTACACGTCGGCCGGGTTGACCTTCCACACACGCTTGAGCGGGCGCTTGGCGTAGAACGGCCAGGCGGCGTCGACGGCCATGTTGTGAATCACCGAGTTGTTGTCGTTGCCCGTCGGGTCGATCGACAGCGCGCCCTTAGTGGCCTCGCCGAGCAGCACACGCAGCCAACGGAACCCGTGCGTGCGCGTGAACGAGCCCAGGAAACCGGGCACAGTCTCAGACCACGACGACCACCACGAGTCCTCGATCATGCGGTACGAGAACGAATTAGGCTCCTCGATCCGCTCCGCGTTGAGGTTGGGCTGAATCGCCACGCCCAGGTTGATGCGCCGCTTTTTGTAGTCGACGCGCTCGGGCTTGGCGCCGATCGTGTAAGCGCCCTCACTCCAACGGATCTCGAAATCGGGCTGCATGACGCCCTCAAGCTCGCGCGCCATCACGACGCCCTCACGCCCGCGGCCCGGTCCGGCGAGGTGCCACACCTTGCCGTTAGACGGGTGGCAGTAATACCACTTAGTCGCCGTCGACCGCAGGTACTCGCCGTTCTTACCGAGGTCGTGCCAGGCGCCCATCCGCCGGAAATGCGGGTGCGCCGGATTCTCCTCGGGGTAAAGCGGGTTGCCCGCGGCGTCATTCGGATACTTGGGCGGGTCGAGCCAGAAATCGTCGTGCATCCAAGACATGACCGCGCTTCACCGCCTCACATGAATAGAAGTTGCTGGAAAGCGAGCACGACGAGCCGCCGCTGCAGGTCAGCGACCATGAGCGGCGACTCGCCGGCAATTAGCTAGACGCGCCGAACCGTGCTACGGGTGCGGGCGTTCTGCTCGCTGTGAATCTGCGAGCGCAGCGCGACCGGGTCCATTCCGACCGGCCCCGAAATGTTGATCGAGTTGTCAACCTGCGCAGGCTGATCGCCCTGCGCCGCCTTGGCCGCGCTCGGGACGAACGCCGACATAGCGTCGACGGCGCCCTCGGCGACCGAGCCCCCGCCGATCGTGGCCGGGTTGAACTCGCCAGGCGCCAGCGCCGGGCTGCCCGACTGCGGGGTCCAGCCCGCCTCCTCGCCATTGATCGGGCTGCCCATACCCTTGAGCAGCGCGCCCAGGCCGAGGTTGTCGGCGACGCCACCAGCGAACCCACCGGCGCCGCCCTCGGCGCCCTCGCCGCCACCGGACAGCAGCTTGCCGAAAAAGTTGACACCGGCGAGCGCCGACTTAATCGTCGGCCACTCAAGCGGATTCGAGAACACCGAGCCGTCGAGGCCGATACTTTCGAGCATGCCCGACACGAACGTCTTACCCAGGTCGCTGCCGTCCAGGCCGCCGCTACCGTTGCCGCCCTTGCCCTTAACGGCCTTGCCCTTGGTGCGCAGGTCGTTGTCGGCGTTCAGCGCGTCGGTCGCCTTGTCGTGCGCCTTCGTCTGCTTCTCCTGGGCGACGGCCAGGTCGCGCTCGGCCTTCTCGACCCGGTGCTGGGCGTCCTGCAGTTGCGCCTCGGTGTGCTTCTTGCCCTTGAGGGTTTCGAGGTCACGCTTGGCCTTGTCGAGCGCGTACTGCTTGTCGTCGACAGCCCGATCGGCCGCAGCCGCCGCGGAGTTGGCCGAGTCGACCTTGCCCGAGGACGCCTTTAGCTCGTCGTCGGTGGCCGAGCGGAACCCGCCGCCACTGCCACCGCCGCCAGACCATCCGCCGCTGCCCGAGGACATGCCGCGCGCACTGGTGGCGCCGCCGATCGTCGGGGCGCCGCCGTCCATGCCCGAGAAAAACTCGGGCGGCAGGTGCGCGTGATCGGTGAACTGCGAGTCGTCGGCACCGGCGGCCCGGCCGCCGAACTGCCCGTCGCCGCGGGCGCCGCCCATCTCGAAATGAGTGCCGTCGGGCAGGGTGGCCGCTGTATGGCCGCCATACGGCCCGCCGTTGAACCAACCGACGCTCAGCGAGCCCTTGGGGCCGAGGCCCGGCTTGAACCCGCGAGAGGCCAATTCAGCGGCCTCCGAGCCGGTCGCGAAGCGCGAGGCGAACGGGTCACGCCCGGTCGCGTAGTTCGCGATCGCCGACACGGCGCCCGAGCAGTCGCCCCAATTGGTGCCGCCCCACTTGTACGGCTTGCCCTCGACGCCGCGGGCGAAGCTGACCAGCTCGCGCGCCGACACGAGCCCGCCCTCGGCGAACCGCGGCAGCGCCTTGACAATGTCCAGCAGCGAGGCACCGGAGTTGATCGCCCGCAGCAGCGGCAGATTGCGCGCTGTCGCCGCGGCGTTGGTGATGAACTCGCCGTTAGCGACCCGCGCGAGAATGCTGTCGCTCGTGCCGGTGCCCGGCCCGCTGATCCGGCCGCCGGTCGCCAGGCGAGGGATATTCGGGATCGGGTGCACGCTCTCGCCGCGCCGGGGCACGCCGGGAATGTCAGGAACGGTGAACGTCATCTTGTCGGCCAGCCCGTTCCACATGTCGATCAGGCTGTTGATCATCGACTTGAATGCGTCTTTGATGCCGTCCCACATGCCCTTAGCGGCCGAGGTGATCTTGCCGGGCAGATCCTTAACGAAATTGACCACGCCGGTGAACTTGTCGACGATGCCCTGCCACACCGCATGCGCGGTGTCGACCAGGCCGTGCCACACGTCCTCGATGAAATGGAATACCGCGATCCAGCCGTTGATTTCGGCCTTGATGAAATCAATGGCGAACTTGATCGCCGTCTTGATGCCTTCCCACACCGGCTCGATGACGTTGTGCCACAGCCACATAGCCCCCGCGGCGATCATGTCCCAGGATGCCTTTAGGAACGGCACGGCGGTATTCTTAAACCACTCGACGACCGCGTGCACGGCCATCTTGATGCCGCCCCAAATCTTCGCCCACAGTTGGCGCCCGACTTCGGTTTTCGTGAAAAACGCCCAAATCGCGACCGCGAGGCCGACGACCGCGGCGATAATCAGCCCGATCGGGTTAGCCGTCAGCGCGACGTTGAACAACCATTGCGCGGCGGTCGCGGCCTTAGTGATGCCCGACCAGACGGCCATCGCGACGCCGAACGCCTTGGTAGCGACCGCCACAGTGCCCAGCACGGCCTGGTGCGCCACCAGCGCCACGCGCAGGCCGACGATCGTGGGCACCGCCCACGACGCATTGTCAGCCATGAACTTGAGCGCCCCGGCCATCAGCTTGAGCGCGGGCACGAGCACCGACGACAGCACCTCGGGGCCGACCGCGGCCAGCGTCGCGCCGATCGTCTTAAACGACTGCCCGGCCGACGCCAGCGACGGCCCAATGTTCTTGAACGCCTCGACAATGTCGCCGAGCTTGCCGCTGGCGCCGCCGCTCGCAACCTGCTTGATCGAGTCGCCCAGGTGCGAGAAAAAGTCAATGACCTTCTTCATGCCGGGGCCGTCGGCCCACGCCTGCATCTTGTCCGACATGCCCTTGGCCCACTGCTCGACGACGCCGGTCACCGAGCCCATCGGGGCCTTGATCGCGGCCGTCAGCTTGTCGAACACGCCCATGAGCCCGGTCGCGAGGGGCTGCACGCCCTTGAAAACGGGCTCCATGACGGCGGCGCCGAACCGCGACATAGCGGCCTTCATGTTCGCGATCGAGCCAACGAAACTGCCGCCCATACCCTTTGCGGCGCCGCCGATATTCTTCTCGATCACCCGGCGGAAAGTCTCAGAGTCGACCGCGCCCTGCGCGACCATGTCCTGCAGCGCGTCGCCGCTGACGTGAAACTCGTCCTGCAGCCATTGGAAGATCGGCAGACCGCGGTCGGCGAGCTGGCGAAGCTCCAACGTCATCGCCTTGCCCGAGCCCTGCACCTTGTTGAAGATCGAGCCCATTTCGTCGAGGCTCGTACCGGCGATCGCCGCGGTGTCAGCGGTCAGCGACAGGTACTTGGTCAGTTGCTCGCCCGGCTTGATACCGGCGGCCACCGCCGAGGCGGCCGTGGTCGCAGCCGCGTCGAGGCCGAACGCCGTACCCTTCACCGCCGCGGTCGCGTCCTGCATGACCGCGGCGACCGTGCTGGCTTCGTTGCCAAGCGATTTCAGCTTGAACTGCGCCGAGTCGATCTGCGTCAGACGACCGAAACCGGCCTTCATCGCCGAGCCGAGCGCCCCGCCGATCTTGCTGCCAACCTTGGCGATCGCCATGCCACCGGCGACCGACAGCGCGCTGTCGATACCCGCCGACAGCCGCGAGCCGTACTGCTTGCCGAGCGCCGAGCCGTCGCCGAGGTTGCGGGCCAGCTTGCGGCCCAGGCCCTTGCCGGGGTCGGCCGAATCGACGCCGCGGCTGATTCCCTTACCCGCGTCCTGGCCTGCGCGCTGAGCGCCCGAGGTGTCGAACTTCGGGGCGACCTTGAGGCCCTTCTCCGCGCGGCTCATCGCGTCGCGGATGCCAGACTCAAGCTCGCGAGTCTCGGGGAGGATAGTCAGGTAATACTTGGCCTCTGACATTTACGCCCCCTCACCTCGCTGGTGCTTTTCGCGCCAACGCTTTTCGCGCTCAGCGCGCATTGCCATGAACTTGCCGACCGTCGTCCTGGTCGCTGCGGTGGTACCGGCCGACACCGTGCCCTCGGCGCGCTTCGGCTCGTCGTCGCCCGGCCGCGGGAACGGGTCAGGGGCGCCCTGCGGCGGATTCTTATGCGCGCCCTCGGTGCGCTGCCAGTTGTTGATCCGTAGGGCGTCGATCACGTGCGCGAGCAAGTAATCGCTTGTCGTCCAGCCCTTCTCGAACGCATGGAACACCGCGGTGCCCGGCGGCGAGGCGAAAATGAAAGCGTAAAGGTCGTCCCAATCGAGCGACCCGTCGTCGAAGGTGCGACCCGCCAGAACCATGTCCCGGCGGATCGCGTCCTCGACTTGCCTTACCGCCGCGCAGACCTGCGAGATTTTCCCTCGATCAGCCCGCCGTCACGGCCCCACGCCTCGACGAAACCGTTCCACGGCTTCTCCGACAGGCTGTCGAGAATGTCGAGAGCCTTGTCGCTGCAGTGCTTCTCGATCAGCGCGAACGTGCGCTCAAGGTCGGACAGGTGCGCGTGCTGGCGAATCCATCCCGGCGGCGGCTTGCGCAGGCAGCGGCGCACCGCCACCGTTGTGCCGTCGGGGTATTCGGTGCCGTACTCGGGGTCGAAATCGTCGGCGTCGAACGTGGCGCAGAACAGCTCGGCGCCCGCGTCGTACTCGTCGGCCCACTCCTCGGCGATCGTCTTGCCCGCCTCGGGGGTCGCCTCGGCCGCCACCGGCTCGTCGACGTCCTGGTGCTCGACGACGTCGACCTCGGGGGCCGCCGCGTCAGCCGCGTTGATTTCCATAGCCTTAACCTCCTGGTGTGTTTCCTGGCGTGCCCTGGTGTGAATGTGGTGAGACACCCCGCGCGCCCACCAGGAAAGCGCGCGGGGTGCCGGTCTGTGGTGTCAGCTAGACAGCGATAATGCCGTCGTCGCTGTACTGAATGACGTGGTTGCCGTCAGTGCCCTTGAGCACCTTGAACGTCGGCTCGAACGCCATCGGCTCGTTGTGCACCAGCTTGAGGTCGGCCAGGCCCGCGCGCTGCGCGATCTGCGCCACCTGGCGGATGATCTTGTCCTCGTACACAGAGTCGAGAACCAACGAGCACCGCTTGGGCAGCTTGTTGTTGATCAGCACTTTCATGCGGGCACCGTGCAGCGCGGTAGCCTCCGCGGTCGACACGTTCCCGGCGCCGAAAATGGCGGCGTTCACCTCGGGCGACAGCACTTGGAACAGCTTCATGCTGTACTCGATCGCGAACTTGTCGCGCAGGGCACCGATTTCGTCGCCGCCCCAAACCTCGATCGGCTTGGTCTGGTCGTCGATCTTGACGGTGACGCCCTCGACCGAGATAAAGCCCAGGTTCTTGAAAGCGTCGTCGAGCGGCTCGTCGACGTCGGTCGGCAGCGGGGTGCCGAACGGCGCATACCACAGGCCGCCAACGGTTTCGAGGTCCGACGGCGAGGCCGCGAACACCTTGGTCACGTCGCCCCACGAGTGTTCGAGGACGGGCGAGTCTGCCATTGCTTACTCTCCTAACTTGCCCGCGTGGGCAACTAAAACCCGCGGCCGGGCGGCCGAGGGACATTCGCCTGGTGTGATGTGTTTGCTCGGATTGCTGCGGAATTGGGCGCCGCCGCAGCTCAGCGGGCGTGCTCGAGTTTTTGCCGGCGGTTAGCTACGGCGGGCGGGCTTGAGGCCGATCGTCCAGAACACCGCGGCCTGCATGCCGAACAGCGGCACGTCGGGGTCGTCGAGGTCGGCCGGGCCGTAGTGATGCGCGGCGCCGGTGATCCACACGTCGCCCTCGGGCGTGTGCACCTTGCGGTGGTTGGCCCCGCACAGCAGCGCGTGCAGCAGATCGGCGTTGCGCTCCAAACGCACGACGTCGCTGTCGAATACGCGCACGCGGATCAGGAAGTGGCCGAGAAACACGTCGCGGTCGCTGCCCGGCCGGGACAGCAGCGCGTACGAGCTGGGCTCGCCCTCGGGCGGGTTGGCGCCGACGGGCAGCGGGTTACTGCGGGCCGCCAGCTCGTCGAGCAGATAGGCTCGCGCGGCCACCAGCGGGCCGACAGGGGGCACGAGAGTCACTTTTGCGGCCCCTGCTCCGCGGCGATCGCCATAAGCGGCGCCGTCTTGATTTCGGCCTTGATGGCAGCACTCGACTTCGGCCACACGTGCGCGCGGGCGCGAGTCTTGCCGACCTCAAGGTCGGTGCCGTACCCGTCGGGGGCGTCGGCGATCGCACCGGCGCGCTGCGCGGCCTCGGCCGCCAGGCGTTGCAGCTCGGCCTGCACGCCGGGCAGCTTGCGGATCTTGGCGTGCTCCGAGTTGGGCATGTCAAGCGGTTTGCGCGCCATCGTTCACCCTCCGCAACGTCACTCGATACCCCGGTGTGAACCCGAACGGGCCGAGGTTGTAGTCCTCGACGTCGCCGTGCACCTTGAACTTGCGCCCCCGCGCATCGGTCACCAGATCGCCGTGCGTCCAGTCACTCTCGGGGGTCGCCATTGTGTACTCAGTGATGACGCGATCGGCCAGGGCGGCAGCGGTGCCGCTCTCGTTCACCCTCGGCCGCAAGCTCGTCACCCAACGGGTGCGGGTGCGCGGCTCGGTGATCGCCTGGCCCATCGCGTTCTCGCCGACCTTGACGCGGTCGACATGCACAACCTTGTGCGGTGTCGGGTACATCAGCAGTAACGCTCGCTGCCCATTTCGACCGCGACCATGCCGGTGCGGTACGGCCGCAGCCGTTGCTTGAGCGCAGCCGACAGGTACGGCCCCGGCGAGTTACCGCCGGGCGTGAACGTCACGCCGAACCCGTCGGCGGTGAGGGATTGTGTCTCAGGCAGGATTTGCGTCGGCCGGGTCAGCACCGCGGCCACCATTGACGCCACTACCCGCTTGATCGGCCCCGGTGTTGGTGTCGGGACCGGGTACGGGTGCAGGTACCCGACGACGAGATCCGTTGCCTCGGCGAGCAGCTCGCTTAGGTCCGTTTTCTCCGCTTCCGTCAGTTCCCGCCGCAGCGCCCGCTTGACGTCCTGGCTTGTTGCCAGCGCCTTGCACTCCGTCATCGCTTGCACCTCCGTACCGGGTCCAGTTGTCGTCGCCCTCGACGAGGGCGGCCAGCAGGGTGCCCTCACGCACCCCGATAACCGCCCCCGTCAAGGCGTGGCGATAGCGCACTAGGCAGCCGGTGCCACGACGGCGACCGGCGTCTTGTTGGCGCCCTGAGCGGTCGCGCTCACACCCAGCACGTAGGCGAACCGCGCCTTGAGCCGCAGGGCGACCATGTCGCGCTCGGCCAGGTTGATCTGGTTGTCGCCGGTGCCGAGGGTGGCCTGGTCAAGGAACTTGACCGTGATGTCCTGACGGACACCGACCTTCACCCGCGAGCTGTCGGCGATAACCTCGATCGCCGCGTCGGCGTCCCAGGCGCCGTTACGGTTGAAGAAGGTGCGGAAACCGGCGAACGAGTCGTCGCGGAACACCGGGTTACCGTTGGCGTCGCGAATGTTCGCGACCTCGTAACGCAGCGCCAGGGACGACAGCAGGGTGTCAGGTGCCCACCCGGCTTGCGCGACTGCCTTCGCGGCCTGGTTGGTCGCGCCGACAATGTCGGACTCGTTGGCGACGCCGCCGACGACCTCGACGGCCTGGCCCGCAGCCACCGCGGCCGGGATCAGCGCCGGGGAAACCCACGAGGCGGGCTTGTCGGTGCCGAAAATGACGGCCTGGTCGAGCTTCTTGCCGATCGCCTGGCCGCCCAGCTCGGCGACCTCGGTCAGCACGGCCACGGTCGCGTCGTCGATGACGTTCTCGTGCACCGGGATGATGACGGCGATTTCCTCGGCGACGAGGGTCCGGTTGGCCCAGGTCACCTTGCTGGTGGGCTTGACGCCCTTCGGGTCAGTCGCAGACTCACCGACCCAATCGGCCTCGGGCAGGGTCGCCAGCACCGGCAGGTGCGTGGTCTTGGTGCCCATGTTCACGTTCTGGAATGCAGACAGAACGGTCGAGCCCTGCTTGGCCGCGGCCAGCAGCGTGTCCGAGTAAGCCTCTTGGATGAGCGAGGCGACCTCGGCGCGTGAAATGTCAGCCATGATTGGCTATCTCCTTTCTCCCCGCCGAGGTCGGTCCTCGCGCGGAAACCTGTTGTCAGCCCCCGGCGCGTAAGCGGCGCAATGCTTCTGCCGCAGCAGCTTTGGGGTCGGAATTGGTGTTGCCGTTGCCGGATGCACCGGACTTGAGCCCGCCGCCTTGCGCCGGGTGGCGCTTCGGGGCCGGGGGCGGCTTGTGCTGGTCGCGCCAGGCGATCAGCTCGTCGGCCGAGGCGTTCAGTTCGTCCTCGGTCTTGCCGGTCAGCGACGACGCGGGCACGCCCTTGGCCGCCGCCACTTTGTTGCGCAGCGAGGTGAACTCGGCTTGCTCGGCGCGCTTCTCGGCCGCCTCGCGTGCCTCACGCTCGCGCTGCAGCTCCGACTTTTCTTTGTCCTCAATCGCCTTGAGCGCCTTGCGCGCGTCGGCGAGGTCTTTCTCGGCCTGCTTGCGGGCTTCGCGCTCCGCGGCCAGTGCTTTCTTGCCTCCGTCGCCCAGCTCGCCCTTGTCGGCGGTTTCCGTTGCGTCGGTGGCGGTTTCGGTGCTCCCGGTTTCCGTTTCCGTTTCGGTTGCGGTTTCGGTTGCGGTTTCGGTTTCAGGCATCGCGCCCTCTCTCCAACTTGTTGCCCTGCGTCGCGCAGGTGAACGCCCCGCCGCATCGCGCGACGGGGAAACCTATTGCTGCGCCTGCAGATACGTCTGCACAGCGGGTGAGTTGTTCAGCATGTCGAGCAGCATCGTGCGGTACCCGAGGCGCCACAGCCGGGCCTTGAGACCCTGCCCCGCATACGGATTGGATGCACCGACCGGCGCCCCGCGCCCCTCGTCGCGTGCGGCGATCAGTTCGCTGTTGTTGCTCATTGCAGGAAATCCGCCGTTAGTGGGTTGCGCCAGTTGCCTTTACCGCTGAGCACCGACTCGCGCAGCGCGCCGCGGGTGATCCGGCCGTTTGCGTCGAACCACGCGGCCATCTCCTCCGACATGTACTTGCGGGCCGTCGTTTCGTTCAGCGTCCACAGCTTGCGCGGGTCGACCTTGCCCTCGTACTTGCGTTTGAGCATGTAGCCGTTCGTCGCGGCCTCGGCCTTCCAGAACTGCTCGGCCGCCAGCTCGGCGTGCACTTCGCCGACCAGGTCGTCGAACGACCTGCCGTTGTGGCCGTCGCCGCGGGCCTGCGCCATGAAGTCACGGCGGCGGATCGACTCGACACTCTTGCCGTACACCTGCGACTCGGCCTCGGCCGGTTCCCAGCCCTGCTCGATGAGGTTCAGCACCTCGTCTTGCTTGGCGGCGTCGGCCGCCTGGCGCCGGGCCTTGTCCTTCTCGGCCTTGGCCGCCTTGGCGTTCTGCGCGCGTTCGAGCTTGTCGGCCTCGGCGAGCAGCTTGTCGGCCTTGTCGTAGTCGCCCGTTTCCATTGCGGCGTTCGCTTCGCGCAGCAGCCGGTCGAGCGGGGCCTCCGCGGGCTCGGCCTTGGCGGCGGGCTCGGCGGTCGGCTCGGCCTTCGGTGCGGGCTCGGCGAACGCCTTGCCTAGCTCGGCGTCGACGTTCTGCCAATACTCGACGGCGTTGTTGTGGACGAACTCGGCGTCGAGCCAGTCGCTTACGTTGCGCTGGTGCGCCTTCTCGGCGTTGAGCCACTGCCGGGTCGCGGTGCGCTGCTCCCCTGCGGCCTCCATCGCCCGCGAAATGTCCTGCGGCGTAGTGAGGCCGTCGCGGCGGGCCTGCAGGTAATCCTGCTCCCACTGCTGCACGTAGTCGGGCGGCTGATACGAGCCGTTGCGGTCTGGCACCGCCAGGCACACGCAGTGATCGTGCGAGCGCAGCGCGGTGTCGGCGCTCTTGTACACGCCGCCGCGGGTCGCGAGCATGCGGCAGAACCCGCACGCCGTGATCGAGGCGTACCGCGCCCACCGCACGCCCTCGCGCTTGGCGTTGTCGAGCACCGTGCGCCGCGACGAGTCCATGACCGCGCGGGTCGCCGAGCCCTGCAGCGCGACCACCGGGTCGTTCTGCAGCAGCGCCCACCGGGCGTTAGCGCCCAGGCGGTCGGGGTCGGGCAGCGGCGCCGGTTCCGGCACAAACAGCTTGCCGCCCTGCGTCTTTGCTGAGCCACCGCGGAAATCGCCTGCGAGCTGCGCGTTGGCACTTTTGCCGGCGGTTAGCTGGCCGGTCGGCTGCTCGGCGTACCACTGCGTCGTCAGCTTGGACGACGCCGACAGGTACGGGTCGATCAGCGCCGGATAGGCGTCGGTGATGAACCGCAGCCCCTCGGCCTCGGTCAGGCCGCTGAGCCGGGGCACGAGCCGGTCGACGGCGATACCCGCACGACCGCTCAGCTCGGCTAGGACGCCCTGAAACTCAGGCGCCGCCGTTACCATTCACGCCGCCCTCGTTGAGCGCCTGAGCGGCCGCCTGGGGCGGCGGCGGGGGCACTGGCGCCGGTTCGTTCGACAGCAGTTTGTCGACAAGCGATTTCACCTCGCCGCCGCGCAGCGAGTCCTTAATCGCTTGGATCGTCTGCTGCGTCATGCCGGGCACCATCGACAGCAGGTGCTCGATCGGGATGCCCGCCGAGGCCAGCTTGGTGATGCCGTCGACGACCGCGCCAAACGAGCGGGCCTCGGTGTCGCGCCACAGCACCTCGGCGCCCGAGTCGCCCGCGGTGTCGGGGTCGTCGTCCATTTCGGCGGCCAGGCGCAGCAGTTGCTCCCATGACTCGCCGAAACTTTCGCGCTTCGCGGCGAGCTTGCGCTGCTGGTTGGCCTCCGCGGCTGCGAGGGCCTCCGCGGATACGTTGATCATCTTGCCGGTGACCTGAGCCGGGCTGATCTGCGCGACCATCGCCACGTGCTGCAGCATTTCCTCAAGGATCAGGTTGTACGGCTCGACCGAGGCGGGCGGGAACGCCTGCGCCTTCACGTCGGGATCTTCAAACGTCCACACGCGCAACGCGGATGCCTTGAGCACCTCGGCCTTGCTGCCGGTCCACCCGCTGATCACGCGCTGCGGGTTGGCGCCGAACCGCGACACGATCAGCCGGTCGAAGTTCACCGAGTTGATCGCCTGCTGCAGCGGGATAAGCGGGGCGACCTCGCCGACGATCATGTCGTCGGCGTCGCGGCCGTTGACGAAACGCACGACGGGGCAAACGGGTTTGCCCTCGAACGTGGCGCCGTGCTCGATCACGTCGGTGATCGCGCGCACGCTCACCGGCTGCTGTGTGGCCTGGCCGCCGCCCGCGTCGCCGAGCACAACCTCGCCGAGGTCAAGCTCGTACATGTACGTGTCGTCGTACAGCACGCCGCGCCGGTGCGGCTTCGCATCCTTTTGCGCGACCCACGTTTCGAGGGCGTACTGCGGCCAGGCATCGAGCGTCGGGTCGTCGTACACGGCGAGGATCTGCCGCGGCGACCGCGTGCGAAACACCGGCCCCTCGTCGCTCGGCGTCACCGTCACGTACGAAGCGCCGTAGGTCAGCGCCGGGCGGTGCACCTCGGCCTGGCGGGCGTCCATGCGGTTGCGCTGCCACATCTCCCAGGCGGGGTCGTTTTCCTTCGCCAGGGCGTCGCGGTAGCCGACCACACTCAAGTTCTGCGCGAACGAATCACGCACGAGCGAAAGCACATTCTTGACCGACAGCTTCGCCAGTTCTTTGACCTCGTCGCTGGCGCCCTCGGGCACCTCGGGGCGCCCACGCAGCCCCTTGGTGTACTCGTAGATCCGGTCGAGCCACGTGCGCTCGGACAGGTGCAGCCGCCACATGTCGGCGACCAGGGCGCCGAGCTGCTCGCGACTCATCGCGTCGTCGGGAAATTCCACGTCGGCCGCTGGGGCGTCGGCGATTACGTCAACAGGAACAGTCACGGCACCCCCTCTCAGACGAACATGGCGCCGCCGCCACTGCGGCCAGCTCGGCGCGGCTTACCATCAGCGGCACCGAGCAGGGCCAGCGATACGGCCACTAACGGATGGATTACGCAGGACGGGTCGCGGCGGTCCCAGCCCCAACCGCCTGCGTCGCGGATCGGGCGTTTACGGGCGCCGCCGAGGGCGTCATTCAGGGCGGGCTGGTCGCCGTGGGTCAACGTGTCGGCGTTGATGCCGTTCTCAAACAGGCCGCAGCCCTTCGCCATATCGGCCGCGCCGGTCAGCTTCACCTTGACCTTGCGGGCTTTCAGCTCGGGCGCCAGCGCCGCCGCGGGGCTCACGCTGTCGATCAGCACCGGCGTGCGCCGCCCGGCCCGCTCGGCGATCCAGTCGACCACCGCGGCGGTGTCGGTACCGGCCCACACCTCCTCGACGTGCCGGGCCTCGTCGTCCATCAGCCAGCACGCGCCGACCGAAATCGCCAGGCCGTGCGACATGTCGACGCCCAACGCATTCGGGGCGACGCCGTCCTCGGGGCCGAGGTCGATCAGCTCACGCCACCGCGCGGGCTTAACGACCGCCTGGTGCACGTTGATCTTGGGCCATATGCCCATCGCCTCGCGCTTAAAGCTGTCGTCGCCCAACGCTTTACGCATACGCAGGATCGCGCGGGCCGACGTCCGGTGCGGGTAGCTCGGATTCATCTTGCGCCACTGCGAGCGGTCGTCGGGGTCGGCGTCCTCGTCGGCGGAAATCTCGACGAACCCGACGTCGTCGACGTCGCCCGCCAGGGCGTCGGCGCGCAGCACCGTGAACACCTCGCCGGGGTCCGTCGGTTTCGGCGGCGTACCGGCCAGCAGGATCAGCGGGTTAGGCGCCGCGTTCGTCGCGGGCACCATGTCGTCCATCGCGTTCTCGGTGAGGATCTGAGCCTCGTCGAAAATCAAGACGTCGACACCGGCGAACCCACGACCGAACCCGCGCTCGCGGGCGCCGAACAGGATGCGCGAGCCGTTCTTAAACAGCACGGCCTCTTTGCCGTTGCCGGTGTGCACGTTCAAGATGTGCGGGGCGATCTTGTCGCGCTTGGCGAGGCCCTGCATGCTGCGGAAAGTCTCTGCGGCCGTGCGGGTCCGGTGCGCCGTCCAGATCACCGTCGTGTTAGGCGTCTTGATGCACAGCGCGAACACGAGCGCGCCGAGCAGATGCGTCTTGCCGGTCTGCCGCGGGATCGACATTGCGAACATGTCGGCCGCGTACAGGCCGTCGGCGCGCTTCGCGCAAATCAGCTTGCCGAGGTCGTCCTGCCACAGGTCGAACCCGAGGCCCATCGCCGCGCACGTCGCACACACCGACGGCCAGGCCGTCGACACGATGCCGTCGGGCGCAATGACGTGGCGCGCAACCTCGCTAAGCGGTGCTGAAAGGCTCATCGGGCGTCGCAGCCGCGGCGGCGACGCTGCCCTCGCCCTGCTCGGCCTGCGCGTCAATCGCCGCAATCTCGTTGGCAATCTCCAACAGCCGCCGCGTCAGGGCGGCCAGATCGCGGGCAGGTGTCTCGGGATCTTCAACCGCGGTCGCCACGCGGGCGCGCATCGCGACGAGCAGCTCGCGCCGGTCGCCGTCGGCCGCCGCAGCGGCAACAGACTTAACCGCCATAAGCCACCGCCAGCTCAACCTCGCGAGTGCGAGTGCACTTCGGCAGATGCTCGATCAGCCGCTCGCGCAGATCGACCACGCGCACGCGGATCTTGGCGTGCGTGTCGCCCGGCTCGGGCGCCACCGGCTCGGTCGTGATCGTGCACTCGACCGGCGCGGCGCAGCCAGGGCACTGCATGCTGAGCGTGTCAAGGGCGCCCATGTCAGCCCTCGACGAACGCGGCAATGTCGCGGGCCGTGTCCATCACCGTCTTGCCGTCGGCCAGCAAGCCCTGCTCGGCGGCGCGAATGGCGAGGGCGACCGCGTCGAGGCGGGCGCGCATCAGCTCGGGGTCCATGTCTGCCTCCTGGTGGTGTGGCGACGTAGCCGGGATGACCGGCCGGTGTTTGCTGGTGGAAAAAACGCTGGCGAGAGAGGGCTGCCT